CCAATACAAGATTTGGAAGTAAGGTTCCCTCAGAGACTATACGTCGAACCACTGATATTGTGGAAGATATAGTCCAGCACTGCGAGAAATTGTAGTGATATAGGTTACCCTAATGGAATGGCCCCTTTGACGGCTATCCTGTCAATGATGGGTTCTGAGGCTGTAGACGATCCGCAATTCCACTGGTGGACCCAGGAGCAAACTGCAGTCGGTGGAGCCGTAGCTAACATCTACACTCTTCCTGATCTGTCTGCTGCCTATGTAGGTGGTGGAGTAGCTGGTGATGTAGTCTATGCTCAGATCACTACGGTTCTTGCTAACCGGATTCGTCAGGGCCATCAGATCCTTCTTCGCGATGCATCTGACTATCGAGTCGATGTAGTTGGGAAGGTAACTGAGGTAGTGCGTGGAACCACTAACTCCGTTCTCGCTATCAAGCTCCTCGAGAACGACGACAACTCTGTAGCCCATGATCTGTCCGACTGCGACACTTTCAAGATCATCGGCAATATCAATCCTGAGGGTGGCGAGATGCCGGACGCCATCGCTCTTAACCCGACGAAGGTCTACAACTACACGCAGATCTTCCGAACGCCTTTGAGCATGACTCGGACGGCTCTCAAGACCAAACTGAGAACTCCCGAGCAGCGCCAGAAGGCTAAGGCTGAAGCTCTGGAAATGCACTCCTGGGAAATGGAGCTTGCATACCTCTGGGGTATTCGGACTGAGAACACCGGCGACAACGGAAAGCCGGAGCGTACCACTATGGGTGTGATCAACTTCATCCGTCAGTATGCTGCAGCCAACTGCGACGACTACACACTCAATGCTACCTACGCTGGTCTTGCATGGACTAACGTACTCGGTGGTGGACTCTGGCTCAGGAACATGCTCGAGCAGATCTTCCGCTATGGCAGTTCTGAGAAACTGGTCCTCTGTGGTTCTGGATTTCTCCTCGGCATTGATGCTCTGGCACGGACTGAAGGCCAGATGAATCTCACTGCTGGGCAGAAGATCTACGGGATGGAAATTCTGAATTGGATCACTCCTTTCGGAACCATCAAGATGAAAACTCACCCTCTCTTCAGTTACGATGCGACTACTCGTAACATGGGGATTGTTCTGGAGCCCAAAGAACTCGGCTATCGCTTCATTGACGATACCTCGTTCTACGGTGAGTCCTCGAACAAGACCCATTCTGAGGGTTACGGTCAGCGGCGCGTTGACGGAATCAATGAGGAGTTCCTTACTGAAGCCGGTCTCGAATTTGGGCTTCCTCAGAAATGCGGAGTCCTTAATGGTGTAGGCTTGAATGCATAGTTCAGGCCGAACGGCTGTGGGAGGGGTTTTCCTCCTTTTCCTCTCCCACAGCTTATTTTGAATTGGAGTTAAAATGAACTTACTTCAAACTCGTCAAAAGTTCCGTGAGCTCTCCGGACGGTTTGATCTAGTAACCGATGCTGGAGTTGATACAGGCGCTGACTTCTTTATCAACGAAGGACGTAAATTTCTAGATCGTCTCGATGAGACTCAGAAATCTTGGGGAACTTGCTATAGATTCCTTAACATAGGATTCTATTCAGTCCAGTTTCCATACTGTAGAGCGATCAAAGAAGTCTGGGCTGGCTCAACTACAGCTAAATGGCAGCTTGAGAAGAAGCGATTGCAAGATTTAGTTGAAGGCTATCTAACTGGCCTTCCTAGCTCACGCTCAACAGGTGAGCCACTCTACTACGCCCCTTGTATCACTCGCTATATTCCAGAGAATGCTACACCTCTCTCATTGGAATCCTTTACCGGATGGATAGATAATCCTGCTGGAAATGCTCATGAGTATAATGCCATATTAGTTAGTGTTCCAGCGAGTGAAAAATTAACTATAATGATCAACGGGCTATTTTATTCGACTGAGTTGGTTAATGACACAGATGAAAACTACTGGTCTGCTGTCCATCCTCTACTCCTAATCTCAGCCGCTATGAGAGCTACCGAAATACCTAACCGAAACACTCAAGGTCTGAATGACTGGAGTAATGTAATAAAGACTGATATGCAACAGATCGGTTTTGACTTAGTTGAGGAGTTAATAGCTGAGTCCAGCGAAATGGAGGGGTAGATGGATAACAAGAGAATTGAACATCTTGAAGTAGTCACTCAGCGCTTAATGCGAAGGGCTAGCAAACGAACAGTCGCTCTCATCACACCTTATCCTATCTCCAACGCAGTGTTTGGGGAGAAAGTAGAAGGTGCCATCCTTCGCTATATGTTTCCTTGTGATGGGACTGTGACGAAGGGATTCATTCGGCTGAACGAGAAACCTAAGAAAGGCGTCAATGTAGAGGTTAAGCTATTCAATGATATAGGATCTACAATGAAAGGATTCATTCTAGATCGCAAGACCTTATTCATTGAGCCTAAGATAGATGTCAAGGCTGGTGACTGTCTTGAGATCTCTCTCACCCCAAGTGAAGAGATCGTAACCGGCATCTGGATCTCATTCCTCTGGAAGCCTGAGATGAAAGATATCGAGGTCAAAAGCTACCTAATCGAGGAACTTGAAGATGATATGGCTAAGAAAGAAAAAAAGCTGCTGACTGACTCCCAACTGCCAGGTGGTGGTTAAAGATCGTTTAATTGATAAACGAACTAATGAAGATCAAGAGAAGAGGGAAATCCCATGCGAGAGTTTGAACTCCTCATTGACGAAGCTTTAAAGAATGGCTTGAGTCCTGAAGAAAAGAATATTGTTAATGCTCAGTTCTTACTTGAGTGTTTAGGATTCAGATGTGGAAAGGCTAGACTCGAGGCTCATGTGTTATTAGATGATCCTATTCCTGTTACTGTTGATAAGTACTATGATTGGCCCTTTCCTCAATTCATAACAGGAGATGCTTTTAATATCTTGGTGATTAGGGATACTACTAATCAACAAGACTCTGTGTATAGTCTCAGCGCAGACCACTCAGTAGTAACACACATCTTCGATGTTGACGAGCTTACATTTGGCAAAGGTACCTTGATGGAGATGGCTGACTTTGGTGAGTATGCTATCATGGTGAATGGAGTTATTATGATAGCTTGGAATCCAACTTTAGCTACATGGGTTCCTTCACTTGCAACAGCAACTATTCCTTTGATGAGAACTATCTGCAACCTTAAAGGTCAGGCAGTGGGTGGTGGTGTAGTTGGTGCTTGGCATGACTGTGATGAGACCTTCTATGTATGGTCTAAGATTGGCTCCATGGACTTTACTCCTGACGAAGGAAATGAGGCCGGCTATAGACGCTGTCCTTACGGTGGAATAGTTAGACATGTAAGAAGGCTAGGTGATGTAGTCATTGGTTATTCTTCAAAAGGAATAACTCTGATGGCTCCAGTAGGTGAGCCGGCTACAACTTTTGGATTCAAAGAACTCGATGACATAGGTATCATTAATCAAGGAGCTATGAATGGTTCCTTAAGACGCCATGTCTATGTTGGTGAGGACTATATATTAAGAGAGGTAACTACAGAGGGAGTTAAAGAGCTTGGTTATCAATCTTTTATTCAGCAGCTTGCTGGTGAAGACATCATAGTTTCCTATGATCCTCAGAAGAGGGACTTCTATATTGGGAATAGTACAAAGACCTTCTTGTTATCCCCTTATGGATTGACTGAGATCTTACAACATCCTTCAGCTGTGTGGAGAAGCAATAATAATTCCTATATGATTCCTGACGCAATAGATTCTGGATTCCCAGCTATCTGCACTGAACCTTTTGATATGGGCTATAAGGGACAGAAGACTGTGATGTCTATGGAGGCAGATGCATTTGTAGTTGAAGGCGCTGTAGCTGGATTGGACTATACTCATGACAACGCTACATGGGCAACAGCCGCTTACAAACCTTTGAATGATCAAAGCATAGCATCTATTATTGCCTCAGGAGATGCCTTCAGATTTCGTTTAAGATTTGAGGCAATCTACAATTCAACAAGGCTTAGTTACATCAAAGCCCGATATAAGATGACAGACTTACGTGGACTCCGGGGAGTCTATGCACCTGGAATCCGAGGACAACAAAAGGAGTAGGATATGCTTACAAAACTATTACCAGATCAAATTTCTAAATTCTGGCCTATTATTAAATATGCTATGGAAGAATCTCTACCTCCAATCGTAGGAGATCATCCTGATAAGATGAACAGAATACTCTCATCTATGCTAAGTGGAAAACTTGAGGTCTGGGCTTCTTACACAAGACCAGAAAATAAGTTTGAGGCTATTCTAGTTACACAATTTCTTTATGACGATGCAAGTGATACAAGAAACTTATTACTATACTGTCTTTATGGATACGATCCTATTAACCCAGATAGTTGGACTGAAGGTTTTGAGTCATTGCTCAAGTATGCAAAATCAAAAGGGTGTCATAGTATAATGGCATATTCAGCTAATCCTTATTTAGTTGAACTTGCAAAGAAGTATAATGGTAATATAGATTACACTTTTATCTCTTTGGAAGTAAATAAGTTCGTTTAACCATTAAACGATCTAATGGAGGTGCTTATGGGTTCATCAGGTGGTGGTGGAAGTTCAGGTGCAGTAAGTCATGCTGCATATTTAGAGACCATTCATAAAGACTGGCTTAATGCTACAGGAGTTGACACAATAGAGAAGTCTATAACAGAGGTTATGGATTCAGCTTTAGGTAGCTCACCTTGGATTGGATTAGTTGCCTATAATCCAGATGCAGCTATTGCAGCTTATGAGACAAAGGTAACTTCCTTTGCTGCAATCTTAGCCGGACTATCAGATACAGTAAACTGGGCAGCTTTCTATGCTCAAGCTGGTCTAACTCTTGATGGAGTTGGAGAAGCAAATATAACTGCTGATGTAGTTGCTTTTCAAAATCAATTAGATGATAACATTACTACAAGAGCCTTACCTCGTTTCAGACGTGGGATGCAAGATATTAATGCAGTAGTATCATCGGCATTTCCTATTGGCGAGGCTATCATTGAATCATTTCAAGCAAGAGATGTGGCCAAGTATCTTTCTAATCTTCGTATAGTTTTGAATGATAAGAGAGTAAGTGTAGTTGATCAAATGATACAGATGATGGCAAGAAGAATTGGCTGGGAAGAGAGTCTTGTAAGAATATCTGTTGAGGCTAGTCGAATAAAGATTGTGGCAAAGAAAGAGCAGACTGATCAAGATGCTTCAATAGATGAAGCCGATGCAAAGTGGGATCTTGAGGTCTTTCAGCATGGCTCGAATCTATTAGCCGCTATAGGTGGAGGTACAGTAGTTCCCAATATGCCTGGGAAGAACAAGACTGCATCAGTATTAGGAGGTGCATTAAGTGGAGCAGCTGCAGGTGCAATGATTGGTGGTCCTCCTGGTGCAGTTATTGGTGGTGTTCTTGGAGCAGCTATAGGAATGATGAGTTAATAGATTGGAGGTCTAAAAATGATACCAGATATGAGTGCGATGGAAGGGATAGGTGGAGGAGGTGGAGCTGGAGGTTTAAGTTCTCTGCTCCAGAATAAACTATTCCTGCAGTACTTAGCAGGGGCTGGAGCTGATCTTAGTGCCTACGGTGCTAATACAGACAAAGGATTTCAACCGACTAATATCAATGCTATAACACAGCAGAATATTCAGTCTCAGAATTTCATGAAGCTGATAAAACAGTTACTAGGGCCGGATGGTTCTAAGGGTACGCTTAGTAGCGCCGGCCTAACTTTGAATGCTCCTCCAGATTCTGCGTTGTATAGTAGTTTCTTAGGTGGAGAGGGTACATTCAAAACTGAGCCTTCATTAGCACCTACTAGTGCTCCTACTCCAATACAAGGGAGTAGATCAAACGTCGCAAACCCTTTCGCTATTAGCCAACCAGAGCTAAATGTAAATCCTGCTGATCTGGCTGGCTTGACTACACAAGACCTCGTTTCGTTAATGGGGATGAAGAGCGAGCAGGATAAACTGAGAGGGCAGAGCTATAGAGACTTAGTTGAGTCTTTTTATAAAGGCTCTGCAGAGACAAGGGCTAGAGAGGCTGCAGAGGTTGAACTTCCTTATAAGAGACAGCTTACCAAGGAATCAGAAGCACGTACTATAGCTGAGACTCCTTCTGTCACAGTCGAAGGTGTTCCCTTTAAGATGACTCAGAAAGACTTCCTTGCTTATCAGAAGCTAAATAAAGATGATAAGACAGCAGCCGTTAAAAACTATGAATTCGCACAGGGTCAAGGCTTTAAAGGAACCTTTACAGAATTCCAAGATATGGCTAAGACCACTCATAAGAAGGATTACGATGAGGCTGTGAAGGATGGTTACAAGGGATCATTCAATACCTGGATGACTGAAATGGCTAAGGCTGGAGCTATTAATCTAGGTGAAAGGCTTGAAGAGAAAAAGGCTTTCAATGCGGTGGAGACTCAAAACTATTTCTCTTCAGGTAAATTTAATACAGACATTACTAAACGAGCTGATGAATATCATAAGGATGTTGAGTTTAGATATGGTACTGATCTTGGAAAGGTAAGTACTGAAATGACAAAGTTTAAAGCCAAGGCTGTTGTTGACTCTATCATTGCTAGGAACGGAGAAATCCAAAGCGCCGAATGGGATAAGGATGGCAAGACTATGGTGTGGAAAGTTATATGGCCTAACGGAGAATCACAGATGATTAAGTATCCACTTAAATAGGAGTATATGATGAGGGCTGATCTTGAATTGTTGGAGCCTAACTCTAACCTACCACCTTTTGATATAAAAGTCCCTACCGGACAGGATCCTGATGAACTGGCTAGGGAAATTGCAGCTGGAGGGAGGAGAAAAAGGAGAGCCGATCTTGAGTTGCTTGATCCTGATACTCCAAAGGAGGTTGTTAAGACTCCTACTCCGGCTGAACCTCCTATCAATGTAGAAGCTTATGATCCTATAGCTTTGTTTGGTAAGTTGATGCCTGGTGTGGCAGAGGAAGCAGCTAAGCGTGAAGCTATTAAACGTGAAGCTGTTCCTATGCGGCGTAGTTTGAGAAAGAAAGAGGTTGACATTGACGAGGCCTGGAAAGGTGCTCCTTCAATGTCTATGCAAGTAACTTCTACAATCAAAGGTGGGATAAGAACTACTACATATCCAGGGAAGAGTAATGTACCTGAAGGATATGAAGAGTTTCTTGAGCCGGTTCAAAGCATTAGTCGGAGTGATGATAAACCTAACTTCATCGAACGAGGAATTGATGCTCTCACTGGTTTGTTCGGCGTTGAGAATGTAAGGGGTTTATCAGAAGGTGCTAAGGCTCAAGCCTTAGTAATGCACATGGCTAAAGAGGAAGGTATTCCTCTGGATAAGTATCGACAGTCGCCTGAGTTTGTTGAGAAGGCTGCTAGTTCCTTCATCTCAATGTCAACGCTTGGTCTTGCTCCAGCCATCAAAAAAGGCTTGATAGGTGAAGTAGAATTTCCTGCTACAGACACTCCAGGTTATGTAGGAGAAGCACTTGGCTCATTAGCTGGACTTTATACAGCTCCTATAATGATAGCAGGGAAGTTAGTTAAGCCTGTTCTAAATTTCCTTCCTAAAGCATTCCAGAATGAGGCTGTAGCTTCTCGTATATTTAAGAGTGCTTTACGAGACTCTGTCTTGTTAGGTCCAGCGCTTGGTCTATCAGCTACCGGTGAAGCTCTTGAACAAGTTACCTTTACTCAAGCTGCAGGAAAGATCTGGGAAGGTACTAAGTCTGGCGCTATGATTGGGACTATCTTCGGTGCATCAAGAGGGATGTTTCCTAAGGAAGGATGGGATACAGGAGCCAGAATCCTTACTGGATTGGTAGGGCTTAATGCATATAGAGCGGCTGAAGTCGGCGGTAATCCTTTTACCGATAGGCCTATGGGTGATGTCTTATTTGATATAGCTTTAGATACATTCTTTCTCTATAAAGGACTACCAAAGAATATGAGATTTGAGGTAGCACAGGATTTAACTGATCTTAATACAAGGATTGATAAGGCTAAGACTCCACCGTCTCCAGCAGAGGGTGAGCAGATTCCTTCTGAAGTATTACAGCAGGCTCAGGTTAAAGTAGCTGAAGTTGAGAAGGTTCAGATTGAGCTTGAGGCGAAGAGGATTGAGGAAAAAGCTAAGGCTGCAATAGAGGCAAAAGCAGAGCTTGAGGTGAAGGGGCAGGAGGTCAAAGATATTAAAGAAGGAAAAGAGCCTGAGATTAAAGTTGAAGAACTCGATCCTGATTTGAGAGCTATCTTGGAGGAAGGGGATAAGATTGAGGCTGCTCCAAGGGCTGATCTAGAGATTATAGAGCCTAAGGCTAAGCTGAAAGCTAAAGTTAAAGTGAAGAGAGTGGAGGGAAAGGCAATAGATGTAGTACCTGCTTTACAGGAAAAGATACAGTCTGACTATCCTAATGTGCCTTTTAAGTTCTCCGCAATATATTATCCTGATGGAACACAAGGTATTAGTCTGGATACTATAAAAATTCCTAAGGATTTAAGACGGCAAGGAGAAGGAACTAAGATCCTAAATCAAATTCGACAGGTTGCAGATCAAAATAATCTACGAATAGAGACAAGTCCTGTTGTAGATGCGACTGGGTTCTTTGATAGACAAACAGATTTTGTAAAAAGGGAAGATGGGAGATATATTCGTGAGCCGAAAGCTAAACTAAAAGCAAAAAAGAAATTTTTGCCAATCACCGATCTAGACCTCCAGACTGGAACGCCTGAACCTGAGGCACTCAAGCAAGACAATCATCCTTTTCGTAACTCAGATGTTGAGCATACTAATAATCTTAAGAAGTTGATGCAAGACAAGATTGATAAAATAGATGCAACGCCTGAGGTTTTCACACGTTACTTAATCAACGAAGCTAATCGCTATCTCAATGGGGAAGATGTTCCTATTGATAAGGTTAGGAATGGGCTGAGTGAGTTAGCAACAAGGGCTGATAATCTTGAGACTAAGTTTGATAAGACAGTCGACTTCAGAGCTTGGAAAGATACTGTGAGAGAGGCTGCTAAGTGGGCGAGACAATCAGATCGTTTAACAATTAAACGAACTGAAGCAAAACTAACTATGGGAGTTGATCCTATAGAACTAGCTAAATATGTTAAGGATTTCTATCATACAACCTTTGATAAACTTAAACCTTTTCAACAGAAAGATGTTTATGGTCACTTTAGAGTTCAAGAGGAATTGAAGAATAAAGTCTACTCACCAGTAGAAAAGTTGGAGAACGAACTTGAGCGGATTGAGAATAGACTTGAGAAGGAAAATAATGCAGATAAGCCTAATGATGAGCTTATAGCAAAGCTTGAGAAGCAGCTGGATGAGGTTCAGGATAGGATAGATAAGACTGGGGGTGGAACAACTTTTAATATGGGAGTTGATCCTACTCAGATTAAGGATATCTTTAAGTTAAGTAAAGATCAATGGGGTAAGATGCTTGCTGATGTACGTGGTGACTATCAACTACACCCTAAAAATATAATGAAAGATAAAGACCTACCTAAACTTATAGATCTTATTACTGCTCTGTCAGATAAACCAGTCATGCCTGGAAGCTGGACATATAAAAAACGCCAGTCGCTACGTCAAACAGTATATGAAACTGCACTAGATTTAGGCATTGATATAGGTTCTATTGAATTAAGACGTGGTGCAAAATTAAATCGTGCTTTTCTTGAAGGTTGGCAAACATTCTTAAAATCTAAAGATATGGTATCTGGTAGTGCTGATTGGGAGTTAAAACGTAGAGATGTTAAAAGTAGATTAGCTGCAGCACGAACTGGTGGTGGGATACAGCTTAACATGATGATTCCTATCAGTGAAGCTCCTCAGATGGTGAAGGATCTTCTTAAGAAAATTAAAGTAGGGACTAGAAATATAGGCACAGAAAAGAACCCTTATTATGTTGATGATCTTTATCGTAATAGAGAGGTCTTTGAAGAGACTGGCTATTGGCTAGCAAAAGATGGAAAGTGGAGATATGAGATAGGTCCAGAAGATATTAAACCTTTAAGCCAGAGTACTATAGATCATGTAAATAAAGGGAATATCTCACATGGATATCTTCCAGCTTATATAGGTGACTCGAAGTTACTTAAAGCTATTCCAGAGCTTAGAGAAGTAAAAGTAGATATAAATAAAGAATCTAAGAAGAAGAGTGAGAATGGATACTATGATGATAAAACTAGAACAATTCATATAAGTGGAGATTGGCAAGATACCTTTGTTCATGAAACTCAGCATGCTGTGAATGAGATAATGAAGTCGAGATTTAGAGGGACTAGTCCTGAGGCTGAAAATGCAAAGATTCTTGATGCTTTCTTAAAAGAACTAAAGAGCAGGGCTAAAACACCAGAATTAAAAAGGGAGCTTGAAAATATAGATATAGCTTTTAATATGGGTATGAAAGCTAAAAGTGTAAGTGATATAATAAATGGATTACAGACTAGGGCTGCAGAAGAAATGAGTTCTTTAAAAGATACTGTAGATAAGTATATAACTAAATCAGGTACTGAAAGTTATTTGAAAGACCCTGGTGAGATGGAATCTAGGTTGAGTGAGTGGAGAAGGAAGATGACTCCTGAGCAGAGGAAAGCTGAACCTCCTTGGGAGACGCTAGATAGGATGTTAGAAGCAGAGGATGTAAATGGACTTAAATCAGCAGTTAGTTATATAACAGGCAAAACAAAGACACACCCCTCTGGACTCAGCCTTTATATGGGCCTAGATCCTACCGAAGCAACTAAGAAAATAGTCGAGGGTGCTAAAGCCCTTGCTGCTTATACAGCTAAGGCACGAGGGATGAAAGCTTTTAAGCCTGGCGAGGCTATTGAAAGAACTAAAGAAGAACTAACCAGATCTTTCGTTGATAGGTCTGGAAATATACGAAGAGAGTTACTTGATCAACTCGGTAACGATGGCTATGAGATTATCCAGAAGATGTATCTAAGTAAAGGTGCCTCATCGCTTGCAGCTCAGCAACTCAAGCAGATGCGTGGAGAGGTCTATGATGGACTGAGTAAGAATGAAAAAAGGATTCTTGATAACTTGATCCTCGCTGATCGTATGCTAGACATTGGGAAATATAAGACAACTAAACAGTTTAGTTTTCCCGAAGGTCTCACGCCAGTCGAGGCTGCTTCATATAAAGAACTCTTCCAATATACAGAGAAACTATCTCCTGAACGCGCTGAGATATTAAACCAGCGAGCTGGAGCCTACTTCGATTGGATGAAGAAGCCTTTGAAAGATATGCTCGATGCTGAGTTGATTTCCTCTGAAGAGCACGATGCATTAGCATCCCACAACTACCGTCGAATCAAACTTGTTGATGTCTTTGACAAACGCTATCAATCTAAGATAGGTAAGCGTACTCGAACTGTCTATGACTCAGGTGTTGAGTCCTTAGCCCATGGACGAGATACGGATATCTTTGAGCCTTCATCTGAGGTTATGGCCTTAGAGGTATTCAATAGAGCTTATGGTCGCATACTTAATAATGCAGCTAATAAGAATCTACTTGATCTTGCAAGGACTCAGCCGGATAATCCTTTTGTTGCAGTTAAGGAGAAACCTGAAGATAGGATTCCTTCAGGATGGGACCGTATCTTTGTATATGAAAAGGGTGAACGTAAAGCTATTTATCTATCTCCTGAGATGGCTAGAGAATGGATTACTAATAATCCTGAGATGAGTTATAAGCTTAGTCAATTCCTACGTTATGCATCTGGAAGTCCAGTGTTAAGAACCTTTGCTACTGGAATAGACTGGGGATTTGCTCTAGCCAATCTACCCAGAGATGTAATGCATACTTGGTACACAGCCAGAGAATTCGATGGAAAGGCATGGAGATCTACTTATAGTCCTAATCTCCCTATGTTCGGTCTTCAGATGGCTAGAGATCAAGCAGCTATCTTTGGTGATGCTATACTTCGCAAAGGTCGATATGAAGACTATATCAGAGAAGGCGGAGGGATGGAGTTCTTAGTCCATCAAGGAAGACTACTCCAACGTGGTAGACATATTGAGAGTGGGATTGATAAGGTTCAGGATTTTCTAGGTTACTTCGGTGAGACGACTGAGATCATGACTAGGCTGGCTATCCGTGAAAGAGTTATTAGAAACAGAGCTAACGAACAAGGCATCTCGTTTGAAGAAGCTTTGAAGGATAAGAAGATTACACAAGAGGCTACATTTGCAGCTCGTGATTATATGGATTTTGGTCAAGGTGGAGGGATTACTAAAGCCCTTGATAATGGGATACCTTATCTTAATGCAGCTGTTCAGGGTACAAGGGGAATGTTCAGGGCTTTCAAACCAGGTAGTGGAACGGCCCTTGTTTCTACATACAAACTTGCTCAGTTTGCAGCGCTTGTATCTGGTCTCTATATAGCCAATAGGAAGCTTAATCCAGAAACTATGGAGGCTCTGCAGGGTAATATAGATATGCAAAATAACTTAGTCATTCCTCTCGGTGATGGCTTTAGTTTCCTTGATGAGAAAGGACAGACAAGGTATCCTTACTTCAAGATCCCTATCGATCCTGGACAGAAGTTTTTTAAGACTTTTTTTGAGGCCTGCACTGATAAATGGTTAGGAAATCCTGTAGATGTTGAGGCTGTTACTAACTCATTGACACAGCTATCTCCGGTTGGAATTAGTTCATTGCCACCTACTGCTGGTGCAGTGTTTGGTTATGTTATTAATAAAGACTTCTGGCTCGATGAAGATATTTGGAAGAAGACTGACAAACCTCTAGGCTGGCCTCAGAGTAAAGAGGAATACATTCCAGGTCAGACTCCTCAAGCTGCTATTGACTTTGGTGCATTAACAGGTATGTCTCCTGAGCGTACTAAGTTTGCAGTAGAGCAACTAATAACAGGTGGGTCTATGTGGAGTTGGCTTGTTGGGCAAGGATATGAGAAGCTGCTAGGTGATCTTCCTAAGGATAAGAAAGAGATGCATCTGGCTGAGGCTTTGTCAAAGATTCCAGTTGTCAAAAGATTCATTGGGATTACTAATCCTTACTCTCAATACGCTCAGCCGGTTGCAGATGCTAGGGCAATGAGTACACTTGAAAGGTGGATAGAGAATCGAGGCCTAGACACAGTTGTTGAAGCTTACCTTTACAAAGAAGGTACGTCAAGGAAAGAGGTCATTGACTATATTACCAAAACTGCAGCCGCAACAAAGGATCGTGATACTTATGATCGGCTGAAAGATCGTTTTAAGTTCCAAGAAAACATTAAGGGATTACCTAACCGCTCCTTCTGGTTGGCCTTGAAGGGAACGCCAGATACAGAGGCTAGAGCTAGATTATTTGTTCAGAGATTTGATAGGGCTGGAGAGGCTGAAAGAGCACAGATTCAGAGTGAGATAGATATAGTCCAGAAAGCTGGAGGAGTTATCTCTGATGAATTCAAGATAGAGGTTGGTAAGCTTAGAGCTAGATAAGTTTGTTTAATGGTTAAACGATCTATTTACCAAAGTCTAATATATGAAGTATTGAATCAGCTCCTGGCCGCTTGATAATCTTGATTATATTCATAGATTCAAGTGTTAAAAGTACTCTATCCATCTCAACTTTATCCATATCACCTTCAAAGTTTCTAGCAAACTGCCATAAGGGAATGTCAGGGACTTGGCTATTGACTATAAACACAATAGCTTCGTTGATCAAATCTGAAGAACCAGACCTTCCCATACCTTTGAATACAGTACCCATACGGATCTCTGCTTCGGCCAAAAGCGCTATTGCCCTTTCTATATCAGCCGAAGCCATTATCATTTCATCTGAGTGACTCGCACAGCAGATCATAGATAGAGTTAGCAGATGTTTTCTCCGCCGACCACAGTAGCCATCGAACTTCCTATCATGAAATGGCTTATGTTGATCTGCATAGACACACCAGTCTGAATAAGTCTCAAGGAACTCATCTGTGTATTGCATCTTCCCAGACAACTGAGAGATTGTCTCTAGATCATTTACTAGCATTTGCTGTAGCTGTAACTCTCGCTGGGTCTTTGTAGGGATGATTACTAGTTTACCTCGGCGCTCTTCAACTATGAAGATGATTCGAGAGGTAAGTCCACCTCCGATGGATTCAAGGGGTAGTGAACTCTGAAGAGAATCAGGTGTAGTTCCAGCAAAGATATTAACCCAGACGCCGACGATCTCTTCTTTCTTCCTCGCTATCGTTTCATAAGTCCAGCGACTATGACAGTCATACCATTCACACAGAGCCGCGATCAACTCCTGATTATGATAGCCTAAGAATACAGTAAACTCAGTGCTGAAGATAGTTAATGATGAGTGATATTGTTGCTCGCCTGTAATCAAGTCTATATCGGTTAAGTTAGTTTCCTTCATCCTACGTATCAGGGCTTGGAGTGAAGTAGCCTGAGCACTCAAGCGGATAGTTGGGATCTGCTCGATAATGTCAGAGGCAAACTTCATCGCTGTCCCTTTGCCCGTCGCACTTGGCCCTACTAATACAATGTAGAGATTAGGATAGAACGTCAACGACAAGCCAAGCTCAACCCTAACCTTACGCTGAAGTGCTGCAGCAATAGCAGAGATTCCTGCCCATTTACGGAAGAGTATTGGAGGTTCAGAGTTATCAGTTAGTTCCATAAAAGAATCTATCCAGTCTGGAAGATTTCTTGACATTAGAGCTCCTTAGCTTTTCTTCGAGAGGAGTTTTGTATAGATCGATTCCAGCTTTAGAGCTAGCTCGGACTCACTGCTTGGGATATCTTTACTTTTCATCTCAGTCATTTCTTCTTTGCACATAGTTTTTCCCATAGCCAGATCAACCGGAGTTTTGATCTCTCTCTCATGCCAGAATAAAGGAGTTTCAAGTGATGCTTTAATCAACAGAAGCATCCTAGCATGCTCTTCCCATGGGATAGTTAGAGGAATCTGAAATACAATAGAATCATGAATCTGTGCTAACAATTCTAATGGTCTAAACAAGTGCTGATTGTAATAGATATATTCCAGCCCTTGCTCATTTATCTTATCAGCACAAGTAGATTGAGGGAGTTGGGCATAGGCTTGTCTGTACGTCTCAGTACAAGCATGCTGTGGGACGTTAGGATAAGAAGGAAACACTGGACCAAGGAATAGTCTAGTGCGACCGAATAGGTTCGTAATGGTTCTATTTTCCTTAAGCATATTTTGAATAGTAGCATGATAACCACTCCGGATTTGAGGATAGCCTTGATGAATCTCCTCCATTAGTTGTTTGGCCTCAGACTCAGGTAATTCATTTACTAAGGCGACTTTTTTATAGCTTTCATCATAATTAGTTCCATGATTTAGCTTTTTCCCCCAATAGCGTTCACTCTGACGACCGTCACCGAGAGATGATGATCCATCTACTTTGGAGATCTGATCATAGGGTTTGTTGAAGATAATTGAGGCTGTAAGGGTATGAAGGTCAATACCCTTTTCAAATGCTTCTATCTGTGTGAGGACTCCTCCAACATAGGCCACAATTCTATTCTCAATTTGACTAAGGTCGAATGAGTATCCAATGTAACCTTCATCGAAGAGGAAGAAACGGAGTAAGTCGTGGGGCCAGTTCTGTTGATTACCTCCAGTACCAAAGATTGTCTCCCCAGAACTAAGACGGCCAGTCTCAGCACCAACTGGCTTATAACTTGAGCGATAGCGTCCATCTTTATCCACCTTTCCTATGTTCAAATAAGTAGAGATACGTTTACTAAGGCTACGAATATCTAACATGATACGAGCAGCGGTTGAAGCCTTAGTGCCCTGTCTAACAATGCGTTTTAGAGCATCAACATCTATTGATTCATTATAAGCTCCCTGAGCATTCTTCTTCTTATAAGGTTTGATGCCAAGATCCTTGTAAAAATACTCCATCAGTTGCTTGGGTGAATTGTAGTTGATGTCTCGGCCAACTTCAGCTTTGAGTTGAAGATCTAATTCATCAAGGATCTTGTGCTGTTCTCCTTCATAAATCATCATGCCTTCTACATCAATAGAGATCCCACGCTCAGACATATAGATGAGAGGCTTGATTAGCTTATGCTGCCTATCGTAGGTCTTAGCATTACCCTGATGCTTGAGAACTTCAAATTGCTTAGATAGAGTATCTACCGGAACCAAAGCATCCAGACCATTATAGTTCCACCACTGATCCCAAGTTCCATACCCCATCTTCATCCACTGCTTACCATCGGCTTTGTAGTAAGGAATGTCTGTGTGCATAGTGGTGACAGCATCGAGACCGGCTGGAAAATCTGGATAAGCAATCTTCTGTGCTATCTGTGTACAGTGGAGTTCACCACGAGGGACGATTCCATACTTGTGGAATAAGAATTGAGTATCGAAGATGAAAGAAGCGCCGACCTTAGCTATGTTTTCGTCTTGGATGATATAGGCAATTCCTCGCATGATGGAGAGCTCTTCTTCTGGCGTGAAGAAATCTCCTCCAGAATGTCTGAGAGGAATGCAGATGGATTCGGTTGGAGACCAACTAACTCCTATACAGTCAACTTCTCTGTTAATAACTTCAATATCAATACCAATGATCTGGCCAAGTCTTCCGACCCTGTAGCAATGACGGAGAGTGTTGATCGTCTGATTAAAATCACAGCGAGTGTGGATAGATCTTGCAATTCTATTAACGTCTTTGGATTGAGACTCATGTTTAGCCCTCATAAGGTCTTCGCAGATAATAGGTTTGTTTAGGAAATTAAACTTTGGCGGAATGAAGGTAGCAGGATGAAAGGTAGGAATTACCTTCAAACCTGGGACGAGAGTGGACTCTAAGACAGACCCTCTCCATTTAGTAATCCCTACCCTATTGCAGAGAGCGAGGAGGGCTATGTTACCGAAAGCTACGATAACATTGAGGCTGAGCGCCCGAAGCTCCCGTCCCAGTTCATTTATATACTCAAGACCTTCAGCCGAAACAGTCCAACTTCCTCGGGTGTTTAGGTCTATGTAATGCTTGAGTGGGGCATCAAGATCTTTGATTACATTAGTGAGATAAATCTCACGTCTAGGAATCTTGGTCATGAGCAAGCATTCGTCTAAGCCCTGACCAGCAGGACCCACGAAAGGTTTAGGTGGTCTAGCGCGTACTTCTTGATACCCTGGTTGTTCCCCACAGCCGGCAAGTTTGGCTGAAGGGTCACCTGAGGGCGGGACAAAAGTTCGTCGCATTGAAGCTCCTTTATTCAAGATCGTTTAATGATTAAACAGACTATTTCAACGAATGAGCTCTAACCAAGAATGAATCCTTATATGCTTTGGTCAGCTCAAATCCTACGCCAGTCATTCCTAACTGATGAGCCGCAATCAATCCAGAGCCGGAGCCAAGAAAAGGAATGAGAACTCTAGAACCTTGAAAGACAAAGGTCTCATAAATATCCTTCATCATATCGAGAGGGCGCTCAGTTGGATGAGACTTCTGCTGCGGTGGAACAGGTGAATAAACAAAGGTATTGCCACCTCTTTGTCTTGCAATAGCCGGACGACCCTTCCAGGCATAGAAGAACATCTCATATGAATTTGGGAGTTTAGTTTCCGGCTGTTTGGTTTGGCCAGAAGGCTTAACCCAAATAGGACACATCCTTGTTGTTTCAAATCCTGCTCCCTTAATAGCATTATACATCTCCTCAAACCAAGGCTCCGGACCAAACCAGCAGAGTAACCAAGAGTGCTCTGTCATAACCCTATAACACTCCTTGAAAAGATACTTCATCCCAAGCCAATCACGTCCGTCTCCATCCATGTAGATGGTGGCAGGAACTTCATTGTAATCAGCTTTTATATACTGAGACTCTCCTTCAGCTCTCTTCTGCTCCATGATCTTGATGGAGTAAGGAGGATCTATTTCCACAAGATGGAACACGCCAGCAGGGATTTTCTTAATCCCTACAAAACAATTCTCTAGAATATAGGATTTTGAGAGCTGCATTAACGAAGAGCCGGTCTCAGTCCTTTCCTCAATCTGCTTTGCAAGAGCTTGCTGGAGTACAGCCGTATCGAGTTTCTTAATCAACTTGAGTGCATCGGCTGCAGTCTTACAATCATCAAAGATTTCAGGAATAGCTTCACGAAGCTCAGCCCGTTTAATGGCCTGGGAGACAGTAGCTTTGGACACACCACCTATCATGTCTCCGGTGTCTTCAACAGACCAGCCGGAGTCCCCTGGGCCAGGTGAACTAGCTCCATGCAAAGCCTGTTGCATCCTGTGGATTTCCAAGGTGAGTTTATCCAGCTCCCAAAACTCCATATCTTTGCGGAAAAAATTCTCAGATTTTTCAATCACCTTCATCTCTATATCAGAGAGATCTTGGTCATAGATACGAACTGGAATCTCTGGTACCTGATTTCGCTGAAGAATTGTAAAGCGCCGCTCACCAGCGAGGAGTGTGAAGGTTCCATCTTTATTATCCTTCACTGCTAATGGAGCGATGAGGCCACTTTCTTTTAGGCTAGCTTCGAGTTCATCTAGATCTCCCATGATCTCTCGGGCACGATTTTCTGTTACGGTTACTTGGGTTGGAGATACCATACCGACACGGCCAACTTGGATACTGTTCATTGTATTCCTCCGAGAAGTCTTAAGAGTTCAGCAGCCATGTTAGCGTCGACCGCAGTAGTTACCTTTGCTAAAGTTTTCTTCGTTGTAGTTCGAGTTGAAGGTTTCTTGTCAGGCGTCCTTCGAGATAGACGGATCTGACGGAGCAAGTCAATAGCCTCATCAGTTTCCATATCTATGATTGATGGATAGCCGAGATCATCTAAGTCAGCCATCTTTCTCCTCCTGTGTATATGAAGCTAAAGACCTTATAAAGTTAAGTACTCTCATCTGATCTTGATGTCTCATAGCGATAAGCTGCTCATGAGTTACGAATACTCTATCAGTAGGAGGTAAGAAAATGAAATGACTATCCTCAACTATAACATGTAACTTCTTTCCCTGTATTAGAGCTATTAGGGAATCATGGGTGAGCTTTATTACTTTATCCATCTTTCTTCCCACCTTTCTTGGGTTTAGGTAACCTATTAGTTAAGCAAGTCACTATCCCATTCATGACTACCTTCTCCGACATAAGGAGACCGATAGCCATACCGGCATTAGACTCTATAGCGTCTAATACATCATCTAAAATCTTTCCGAAGATAGCTTTGCGTAGACCATATTGAGCGAGGAGATTGTTAGCGCGAAGCATTTGCTCTTCAGAGATTTCAAATGAAAATCTAGGCTTATAATCAGGATCTGTCATAATTTCTCCTCTCAAATATCTTATAGTATCTCCACCCGAAAATGAAGATATAAAAATAGAACCAATATCCAGATCTTATCCAAGACATATGGATATTAACTGGCCCTCCACCTTCATTGATAGAGAATCCCCACCAAGTGAGATAGGTTACTGACATTCAAATCTCCTTATCTTGATATCAGAGTTATCAATTAAGTAACTTGTATACTTATCATAGGACTTGACTTCGTCGATTACTACTTCGGTGATCCCACTATTAATTAGTGTCCCGAAGCAATTCTTACATGGTATAACACTGTTCATATACAAAGTTGAGCCAAGCACCGAGACACCTAGTCGAGCTGCGTTAGAGATGGCATTTTCCTCAGCGTGTTGAGCTGGACACCACTCCATACCTTCTCCACTCTTATATTGCATCAGTTGACGAGGACAGATATCTCGCCATAAATTAAATCCTGCGTGTAGATGTATTAGTTTATCTGATAGAAGTTTATCACTATTCATTCTTTCCTTACCACAATGAGGAATCCCTCGTGAAGGACCATTGTAGCCGGTCGAGACTATCGAACGATCCCTCACGAGGATAGCACCTATCTTGCGAGAAAGGCATGGAGATTTTGAAGCGGCTGCTTGACAGATCAGGCGAAAGTAATTGTCCCAAGATTTTGAAATTGTACCATGTTGTACCGTCTCGCAAGTCATAACCTCATTCCTCCAAATCTGTAACAAGAGCATCGAGAAGATCCATATAATTTCTCAGATCATCGAGCTTCCCAAACCACTGATTTGAGGTATAGTTTGAAGGATCCTTACACATATCTGCGATGGAAGTGAAGTGCTTTGCAGCCATTCCCATTAGGGCTTCAGTGGGAAGGATGTTCTGAGCTGCACCTGCACGGTAGAACTGCTCCAGTCTATCTCCTCCACTCGAATACTCCTTCTCCTTCCTCTTGAGAAGCTCCTTCCTACGAGCAAAAGCATCTTCTACATGAGTCATGAATTGAACTTTGTTCATCTTAATCTCCTTTCTTTAGTCTAAAGGATGCAGTAGCTAAGCCAGCCGGAATTTGCTGTGCAGTGTCTTCGTGTGAACCACCCCTGCTACTGCATCCATTTAGATTGTTTAATGGTTAAACGAACTAAAATGGAGCACCTTCTGTAGACTGTGCAGTTGTTGCTCCACCTCTGTTCAGATACTTCGAGACATTGTTCTGGATTCCAAATCCAGTGTCTTTACCAACTCCAACTATGATCCAGCCTTCGAGGCCGAACAGGGAGTCTTCCCAGTCGAAAGGCTTGGAGTAATCCAGACCAAAGCAGGCCGCGAAGTTCTTGAAATCACGGAGAGCGCCGGCTGCTTGCTTCGGCTCCAGCTTGGAGAGATCAGCCAGATCCCAGAAGAATGCATTGAATTCCTTTGAGTTCGGCTCAGCAGGAACATCGAATCTGGGCATATACCAAGTTGCGAAGTTCTTTTCGCTGACACCAGAGTTTACTCCGATGATTCTGGCTTTGACCTCGGTTCCTTTGGTGATGATAGTAGGTTCCGGAGCTTCAGCGATTTCCTTTTCCATTGAACTGTAATCTACTAATGACATTTCTTTCTCCTTTCAAAAAGTGGTTTAGGTTATTTGGCATTCTCTTTCTCATCTATCATCTTTTGTTTAAGCTCCTCCTTTCTTCTGATTAGATTGTCTATTGCTTCATTGGGAGTATCTCCCTGTCCAAAACTTCCTCCAACACCATCAGAGCTATCTGCATAGGCTCTGTAATAAGGTTTAGGATACCAAGACTCATGTCTGCAGTCTAAGGATACATTACATCCTGGAAATACTTTCCTTAATCTCTCATATGCTTTTGCTTCTTCTTTTTTACTAGACATTTTTAACCTCCTTATTCTTCCGCCTGATCAAGAAATTCGTCAGGAGATTCACCCTCTCGATGATCTCGTTGATCTTGGGCGTCAGCGTTTCGGATAATGCCGCCTCACGCATTGTGATCTTTGAGATCTCCTCCAGTCCCTTGTAGGATGTAATGCTGCCATCCAAAGGAACTGGCTCGCCAACCTTCAGACACTGGCATCCATAGATGGTGTATTCTTGCTTACACACAGGACAATCACTCATGGCTTCCTCCCACTTAAAATAGCTATTACTAATGCCAAAATCCCCAGTGCCAACACAATCGATAGTACTCTAATTGCGTCCACTAAATCAGTCATGGCTTTCCTCCTTCCCGAGGGCGGTTTGGGCGATTCCTTGTATGTCATGGGTAGTATCTGTCGCCATACTTTCTATGGTGTCCAGCGCCTCCTTCAGCCGCTTGTTCTCGACGGTCAGGGTCTTGCTATTATTTTCAAGAGAGAGAATATATTCAAGATTACACCTGTCAGGAGATACTGCTTTCCATCTTATTAACTCGGTGGTCAGGGCGGCGATCTGCTGAGATAACACCTCAACATTATGATTATTTATTCTTGCGCCCTCTTGACCTTCTTCCTTCAGCGTGGCGATCTGTTCAAGTTGTTCCCGCATTTTACCATCTCGCCATCCTATCATACCTTTCTGTATAATTATCTGCTCTTTTAACGTGGCGATCTGCTCATACTGAGTTTCGATAATAGAAATGGCTTCTCTCTGTTGCTCTACCGTGAGCTGACAATTTGCAATACATGGCTGAATTGTCTTGTCAAGGCACCATTTTGAGTGTTTAATAAACTCCTTAACTTTATCCACCTCACACCTCCATCCGTCTGGCCATCCGGGACTGTTCCCAGAAGGCTTTATACTTTGCCGCCTCCTCCTCCTTCAGCCGCTTGTTCTCGGCGACCAGCATGGCGATCTGCTTATTCTTTTGGTCCGTATGTTCAAGACCGAACTGAATAGTTTTGGCAATTACCCTATCCTTCTCCGCAAGGGCGGCATCCACTTCGGAGACGAGGTAAAAGTTGCCCTTATCAGATGGAACCGTGTAGCCAGATATTTCATCATATTTACATTCATATTTCTGCATCTTCACTCCTCCTCCGGTCTCGTCTTGGATTGTCAGCTCGGACCGGCCCCTGACTAACGCCCTATTGCTTGACCAGGTAATGGATTGATCACAAGCATCACCCCTTTCAATCAGCGTGTTTTATGCCGGATGCGTCCCCCGGCCTGTGCCCATTAGGAGTCAGATTAGGATCAATCGTCACGGGCACCACCCCCTTCCTTTATATACAAGCCAATCAGCGTGTTTATAAGTCGGATGCGCTGCCCCCCGACATCTAACAATCCAAACGGACTGATAGATTTTGCTCACCAGACGTAAAAGTGAAATCGTCTCCGTCGGGATCGTAGAAATAATTTCCCCATCTTAAAATATGGATAAACTTTCCTAAACCCTCTCGAAAATTTATCGCTATACAGTCCAATTCAAATATAGCCTTCATATTTTCTGGACTCTCGCCATTAAACTCAATAGTCTTAAATTTTTCCAAAAGAGTAGCCACTTGTGATGGGATCTTGTCAACCATTTCTTTTATTGCAAGGAATACTTCCTCTACCTCTTGTTTGGTCACTTGGTATCACCTCCTTTGAGCCTTTATAGTTAGGGGCTGGCGGCAGGATTTGATACCTGCATGGACAGGATGTTTCAATGGTTAAAGGCTTGCCCACCCTGTGTAACCTTAAGCCAATTAGCGTCTCTATTCTTCCGCCACGCCAGCATATTGTCGGTTATCATGTACCGGGCTTGAATCACCAATCAAACTCTTTATGTTTCAATGTTTTAATTATCCCAGCAAACTTGGTTCTGGAACAATCATCTTTGGCTTCTTTGAATGCAATAAGTGCCTCGACCTGTTCCTTCTTTTCACAAAGGTACGGCAACATCAGTCTTCCGACAATCACGGCTTGTGCATCACTAACACGCCAACGCCACTGCGTTCGTTTTCCAAATCCTCCGTTTTTTAGCCGCCGCGTTAAATTGCCGCCTACAACCAATATAAGTTTCTCTAATGACGGCTTGTGAACCATTTTTATTTCTAATGTTGCTTCTCTTTTTTTTCGGCCATCGCGTCAACACACAACCCTCACCGTCGAACAATCCAGCAACCCAAGCTATATTTATTTGATCCATTTCATTACTCCTTTTTAAAAAAGGTCATCATGGCTGGGCTTGAGTACCAGCTATCGGGAGCTATATTGGGTTCGCTTTTCCCAACTCCTGACATTCATCCTGCGACCCACCAGTAGGACTCTGGACGCTATCGGGCCTAAACCGACAGCTATTGGATTAGCGTTTCCTTCAACGCCGCATGATAACCTTTCAAAGAGCATAATAAGAAAGCCATGCCCGAAGCTCTTGTCTCCGGTTTCCTCTCGCCAGAGGTGACGATTTGTTACATCCTTATAGTCAATAGCCAATTTAGCGTACTATAAGGCGTACATGGTTCTTGGCGAATCCCCATGCCTTTGTCGTCTTTTTAAGAACACGGCTTTCAAAGAACAGGTCCGATGGCTAATGTCCCGTTATCCGTGAACTCTCATACTGATTCCAGATCTTCGCCTTATGAATAGGCTGGATTGATTCGTAGATCGCCCCTGCAAGAAACATGAGGGAGGCGAAGACGGTGAAACAGCAAACCGTCCAGAACTTTGCCCTTGCCCGTTTCCAGTCCACTTTTCCGTGAAGCTCGTCCCGGCGCCGCTGCTTTGGCTTCCTCCAGTCAATCATAGAGAACCTCCAGATTGTTTAATGATTAAACGAACTCGGAAACTATAATCTAGGTTTATCTTGGGGATCAAATCCAGCCTTTTTCAATAAAGCCTTAATATCAGGCGGTTCAATAGCATTGAGTAATCCCTTTGATTTTAGCCTTGATCGGGCTATGTAGGTACCAAGAGAATCAATAAGCATCTCACGCACTGGACCATCCCTACCTTCCTTCCCAACGATAACATAGATCTCATCGAATAGTAAAGGGATAGTAATTACAGCTTGGCCGGTGGTATAGAAACGATACTTGATTTCTTCTCTTGCTATACCAGTCTTTGTATCCATGCTAATCAATTTCTTTATCTCACGAAGATGGCCAGTGAGAATAAAGTCACAGCCGATGTTCATCAGTTTTCTGAAATAATTAGTCATCTCAGTCTTCTGAGGAACATAGTCAATGCGCATCTGAGGAGCTTCACCAGCCCGGCTCTTTCCTGCAAGACCATAGTTCATGACAGCCATGCCAAAGGTGGTAGCGGAATCTAAGCAATACGTTCCGAACTGTTTGAAGTAGCCGATTTGGAATCTGATGTCAGTAGCTTTCTTCCAGTCAGCATAAGCGCCAGGTGAAAAAGGATCATCGTTTTCATAGCGTGTGTCAGCGACTACATCGCCTGAATCTATGAGATCACGCAAGCATTTTGTTCCGCCAGGGTCGAATGAATCTATATGGATAGGCTTGCGGGCTGTTCTTAGTGTAAAGGTTTTGCCGGCATTAGTCTCTCCACAGAGCAGAACACTGAAGCGCTTTTGAAGAGGGTCACCTTTGTAGTAATCACGGACTCTGTTTAGTTCAGCTTGTGCATCGTAAGGCATTTTATACCTCCTTATTTACTATCTTGCCTACTTCTTCTTTTGATAGATTAAATATATTAACTATCTCATCTAATAATGCATGGGAGTTTATATTCCATACAGGAAATGAGGTAAGAAAAGCAGATTCACCTTCTGATTTTTCTGCTATCCACTCTATTAGTTGTTTGATTTCTGAGGTCATTGCTTTTACTCCTTCCATTTACTTTCTGATACTTTATTTACTAATCTTCCTATACCACTATTAAGGGTATTAAGAAGAACCCATTCCTCTTTAGGAATTAGTGTCCTTATAAACTCCATACCCTCACCTGAGAATATAGAGTGAGCACCACGAAGTCTTTTAATGAGCCAGTTTCGTTTCATAGCCCAAAGTTTACGCTTTGATTCAGGTTTCCAGTTCATGTTGAGTTCCTCACATTTGAAATCTTAAGTCTTTCTTCACCGTCGCTTCTCTCTCCGCCGGATTCCAGAACTTCTCAATAAATCCCAGCGGAGGCTCATAACATCTCCTCAATGGATTCTGCCAAGTCAAACAGAAGTCATGAAACTCGCATCCACGATAACTTGTACAAGATCTTGGATTCATAGGGAATGCCATCAAGACATCATCATTCTCAGAACAATGACTCAGCCGATCCATATCTCTTTCGATCTCATCTAATCTAGTATTAACATTCCAAAGCCAGGTATTCATCTGCTCTGGATTCTTGAACGCTTGGATAGGACGAATAGTTGCATGATACCCAGCTGGACGATTAGCGCTTCCTTTGTTCAGATATTCAAATCCCGTCTTCACAAACTCCACACCGAGGACTTGTTCAACTGGAAACATGCAGTAGAGGCAATGAGTGTAGGTACCGTTCTGGATTGAAAGGTATAGTTCCTGGTCCCAGCGAGTGTCATGAATCCACTTGCCTGATGTAGTCTTATGATCCCAACTGAAGATCATGCCATCTTCACAGCGCTGCATGATAGAGTCCATTCGATAGTGGAGGACTCGCTTATCATCAACAGGGACGGTTCCGGCTATTTCCGTCATCTTCTGACCGTCAAGACTAACTATCTTATTATCGACTAGATCGTGGCTGTGTTCTTGAGCGAACTTCTGTAAAGCACCGAGAACGGCTGTAGGATCTTTAGGTCTGTAGATTGGGTCTGAAGGAGGATCGAATTCCTTTCTATAGACAGCCATGAAAGCATTCCAGGCTCCAGGTATATCATCATAGCCGAACAATAACTGGTGCTCACGAGCTCGGTGAAAAGCATCTCCGAAGATAAGATCATGAGCTGGAAGGTCCAAGGTCCAGCCGAATAGATAGCGATAGAGATAGTAACGAGGGCATTGGAGATAGCTATCAAGCTTTGATGAGTCCTTTATGTCCCATGAGGGATGAGAAGGGAGAGGGAAGTTCATATAGGAATTCCTTTCTTCCTCAGACACTTTACATATTCTATGAAGGTAATAACTACTCCAGGATCGAGAGCTACTTGGTCAGTAGGTTTGCCACTCACTTTATCATTTGCAGCTAAGATAATCTGATAACCATCATAAGCAGCATAGAGTCCATCATCGAGATACTCTTCTTCAATGTAGTCCATAGTTTTTACCCCTTTCGTATTAGGTGAAGGTCTAGTAAGTCTTGAGTCAGCCGAAGGATGCGCTCATTACTTGTATCCACATACTTTATCATTTCCACAAGCTCCAAGGTATCCTTACCTTTGAGTGCACCCCTTCTCCAATTTCGTAAAGTTCTTTCGCTTATCATTTTCATTCTCCTTTCATTAGAGTACATGGTTTCTCTCAATATAGAGACCGTCCTTAAACAGAAGCAAATTAAGCCTCCCATGTTTATGAGCGAATATCGCACAAGCTACAGAGTTCATCACGTTCAAGCTACACGGCACTATCTTATCATCAGGTGAGGAGTCCTTCATGATGTCTCCAAACTGTCTAATCATGGAGTTGGTCGCGTATCTGTTCATCGAGCCTTCTGAGAGAAATACCACTTCTCCATACTTTTCAGCCGGCCCAAAGTCGTGTGCACTCTTATTAACAATAAAGACCTTCATAACTCATTCCCCACTTTCAGGTTCATTCAGCTCATTGGCAGGTTCAGTAGGATGCATTCTCTCTATCATTGATAAGACAGAGGTGGGTGCAGAGGATTTGGGCTGATCCTCAAGACCAACTCGTTGATCTCGGAGAGTGTCGGTTCCAGTCATTGAAGATGGTCTGATTACTTTGCCTTCAGAAATTGGAACAGATCTTAAGGGTCTAAGATCGTTTAATGATTGAACAAACTTATCTTTTCCCTCTTTGATTGGAGCAAACTCGTTAGTCTGAAGTTCGATAGGGATGATATCGGCTGAGCACTCATGCCACTGGGCAGCATCAACTATTGTTGAGTACTTAGGGAGTGCTATCCTGGTAATCTGCAGTCGCTTTCCACAGTTTGCACAGTAGAGTTTCATCATAAGCTCCCTTCAGAGGTACAATCAAAGTGATCATCTTCATCTTCATCGGCTTCGTCTGAGACCTCTCTAATAACCACCTTAATCATCTCATAGGTCTTGGCTGCAGGATCAGCTATTTCAACTATGCACTCAATATCAGCACCTATCTCCATCATAGCTGTTACTTCAGAAGAAAACTTCTTCGGAACATATCCTAAGAATATTACATCTCCTGGGCCATCTGCCGGTTCAAATAAGATCTTAACAGCGTTCGGATCGAACTTGTTAGTTGGCTCTGGATAAAGTCCAAGCTTATCACCAACCTTCATTTCCCTCACAGCTTTGTCAATCTCACCCCGAGGTCTAAATTGGACGCCTGCTACATAGAATGATCTGTTCATTTTCTTACTCCTTTCTTTAGTCAATAATTTCTAAGTTAAAACATCCTTTAGGAATCTTCCTATCTGTCAAATGCTGATAATGAACTATCGCACTCTTCCCTGCTAACTCCTCACGAATAATCCAGAGCTTTGCTTTACTATCATCATTTAATCCAGCACTGACACTAAAGATATCATCTGTTTGACTGGAGAATACTAAAGAACCAATCCGGCCCTTAGGTGTACCGTTGATAGAGACTTCTTCATTCCACCCGACTATTTTATAAATATCCTGTCGTTTAGGTTTGAATTTCATCACCCAGAGTGATCGCTTAACTTCATATGGCGCAAGCTGGTGACGAACTATAATTCCTTCATAACCAAGTTTAATAATCTTATCATAGGTCTCCTTCACATCACTAAGATCACTACAAAGCCAGAATGGAGCCACCTGAATCCAGGGACTTAGACCACGAAGATTCTCAATAATCAACTGCCTCTTCATCTGAGGTTGGTCATTGATGATGTCGAAGCAGTGAAACTGGATCCTTCTATGATCTGGATGGAGATTGACTGAACGAGAAGTGATAGATAGTATTTCTTCAAAGGACATACCGTGGCAGTATAGTTCTCCATCCAGTTCACCACGAAGACCTAATGTCATAAGGATGATATTAAGATGAGGAGTCCCAAAGACTACATTCTCTTCACTTGATAGTAACATGAAGCCGCGATCGGCTGAGGTTTCAAGAGGTATAGCACGACAGCGGACACCATCGTATTTAGGTTGGACTATGTATGGAGGAGTCCATTTTGCTAAGCGTTCTTCAGAGAATGGATAGCACTTCATTATTCCTTTCCAGCGCTGATACTCAGGCATAGCTTTTGCTCTCTTTCATTTTGGTTGCGTCATAGTGAGAGACTGTACATTGTCACTTCAAAAGAACCCTCCAGACTTTAACAGGTTACATTCAGCCAGATCAAACTGGCGCAGTTGCGATCTGAAGGCGCCCTGTGGCCTGGAGGATTCGATGAAGAGGAATAACTACAGCTCCAGTCTTCGCATGATATCTGAGATTTTATTTAGAGCCGCATCAATAGCCCATGCAGACTCCCTGAGGCGCTCAAACAACGAGGGAAGGTATGATTCTACCTCATTTTTGTCTTTTTCTTTGTCTGTTGGTACTGGTCTTGTGTCTGTAACACTCTCAGTTCTGTCCTCAACTATAGCAGCTATCTCCTGAGCTTTTCTTGAAAGCTCTTCAAAGGAAGCTAGAAGTCTGGATGCTGAGGATTCTTTTGCAGTTTTTTCTATGTTATTCATACTCATAACTTCCTCCTTAGTATTGGGGCGCTATACAAGCCGCCCCATTGAGATCTGAGAATGTTACTTCGCAGCCTTCGCAGCCAGCTCCTTCAGCATCTCCTTCTGGCGCTCGGGAGTTGCCGTAGCGAACATAGCCATGTAGGCCTGGATCGGATCGACCTTGGCACCCTTCACTGCGATACCGAGCTTGGCCTGACCGAGACCGGCTTGAATAGTCTCAGCGCTCTCACCCTTGAGCAACCTGGCACGGATGTTGCTCTGGATAGTGACCGTCCAGTTTGCATCGGCGTTGCTTTTGACCGCCTTGTCGCCGAACAGCTGGATCATCTCAGCCGCTGTAGATCCAGTCTCGACAGAGATCTGAACCGGCCCGATCTGCTTCCTAACAACCTTGTCGCCTTCCTTCTTCTCTGGAACCTTCGCTTCGATAATGAGCTTTTCCATCTTAAAATCTCCTTTCAATAAAGAGGGTTAGTGAGATCGTTTAATTGTTAAACGAACTCGGGAAACAATGACTGAGGTGATTGAGTATAGGGATAGAACTAGGTACGCATGGCTTTTCCTCCTTTCATTTTTCGTAACTTAATGACTAAATCTTTTCCTGTTGTGGTTACTGCCTACAATAGTTTATTACTGTAGAATGGTGGATATTAAATAATTCTCCTATTTCACATAAGGTAAATTTATGGCTTCTTAAATCTCTTATTTGCTCTATTTCCTCTGGTGAGCGTTTTTTAAGATTATAAGATAACCTTTCTTTTATGTCTCTCCAATTATCAACTTGAGTTCCTACATAAAGATGATTAGGATTAACACACTTTTTATTATCACACTTATGAAGTACGTCCATACCTTTAGGGATCTCTCCATTAGTAAGTATCCAAGCAGCTCTATGTGCATATCGTTCTATTCTTGTAAGATAGAAACTTCCGTATTCTCCTCTTAAAGCCGCTTTCCAATTCCAGCAGTCATCTGGGCCTTTAATATCTACCTTAGACCAGAATCTCTTTGCATCAGTATTATTTGGATCTTGTCCTTGCATATAGTCCTCGGTATTTGATGATTTGTTATAATACATATAACACACCTACAACCAAAAGTAAAGGTGTATTTTGGTACATTTGATCCAAGTTATTCATTTATATAGGAAGAGAATGCTTTGGCTTTGCTAAGCTATGCATTGATATAAGAAGCCGCTTCTTTCCACATTCTCTACAAGCTACTATATATCTAATCTTTTTTCTCTTTAAGACTGTTTTGAACCTCTTACAGATGTGAATCATAGTTCTAACCCTCCAAGTAAAATTGATCAGGTTCTCCAGACCTATTCTTAGGCAACTGAGGTCCCGAGAACATTAAGGCCTCTTCACCACACTTTTCATAAAACTCTTCTTCGGCTCTGAGGCATAGATAAACTCCATTATTCATCAGATGCTTTATAGGGCCGTTAGGTAGAGGTTTCGGCTTTATCTTCAGACTAAATCTTCTCACTACTTTATCCCTCGCAGATGCAAATTCAAGCTTGGTTATGTTAGATGGTGTAAATAGATGATCTCGGCGCTTCCAAGGTGGAATAGGGCGCTTGAGCATCATTTCACCTCCTTTTCAAATAGCTTCTTCAGTTTCGCACAGATTCTTGTGCCTTGAGAAAGCGAATTGACTAAGGCTTTGTGACTGGCTATAGTCTGGCTGTAACCAAGCTCACATTGGAGTTTCTTGTTAGAAGCATCTGATTTCCTTCTCCTTACATTCTTGCCATCCACAGTTTCATCCCAATAGTGTCTGGCTCCCTTGTTATGCTTACACTGGTCATGACAATAGTTGAAATTCATAGTATTCTCCCTTCTAAAATCCACCTGCCTAATCCGAAGACTAAGGTCAGGATTTAGTTTAGTAGAATAATTAAATAGGCAATAGCCAGGGCCGATAAAAAGCCTGCCACAAAAGCCTCAAACATATCTATTAGATTAAACTTCCTTCTCATCCTCTACCTCCAGAGTTTCCTCCCCCTCATCAATAGAGATGGTGATGCCGAGCTTTTCCATAATACTCTTGATCTGATCCAGAGATAACTCGGCTGGTTTGACTTCCTTCTTAATTCTTGTTCCACTCGGCGGTAGAACTTTAAGTCTCCCATCTACCTTCGCCAGCTCATAATCAAGTTGACGAAACCTCTTTGATTTAACATAGTAACATTCCTCAGCCTTCTTAAATATATCCTTTGCCAATCCAAGTTTGATATGAGCCCTTTCCGCATCTACTCTTGCTACTTCTACTTCTTCTTTAGTAACCATTAGCTTTTACTCCTTTCGTTAGTTGCTTAGTTCGTTCAATGATTAAACAAACTCACATCAAATCATCTATGTAGTCTGGCTCTAACCCAAACCAGTCTTCACAGATATCTCCAGGATCTTCTCCCTTCTCTAACATCTCATAAAGATCCTCTTTAGCCCTATTAATAATATCATCTGCTTCTCCCTCAGTCATCTCATCCCTTCTCATCAATACTTCCTTCAAAGGCTCTCTCATTTCCCTTCTCCTTCAAATAAATAAACTATTGACCGACTGAATAAGTGAATAGATGCGCAGCGTGCGCTTAGTCATTTCTCTACCTTCCATCTCCTTGAATTAGCATCCATTACATAGCTCCTAACAAACCTCGCTGAATAATCTACCTTGCGAGCAAGTTCCCTAATAGCATACCTCAAGGCCTGATCGGCTGAAGTAGCATGACGATAGAATGAGTGGAGTTCACCTTGCCAATTGATAGTTATTTGATAACGAGTCTTTTCCATTTCACTTCAACTCAATAGTAATTTCTTCAGGCACCTCAACTCCTACCTTCACATAGATGACTCCGGCTATGTCTGCATTAGCCGTATCAAATCCTCTGTCCATCTTAGGAAAGGTGTACCTTTGACGCTTACCATCAAAGCCTTTCTTATCCAACTTAGCAATGAATTCCATAACTTATTCCTCCCTTATTTCTAATGCTTTTGTACCTGAACACTGCTATATGTTATAGGACGACAACGTTTACCTGGGTTTATCTTCTTCTTTTCCCAGTATTGTTTAATCTTCTGAGCATATTCCTTTGCTTTTCTAAGGCTTTCAAAAGGTATAGCCCAGACTGTATGAGAATCACCTGAAGGTGTAGAATATCCAACATCTACAATTACAATTCTTATCTTCATAACTATTCTCCCTTCTTATTATATGCCAGTTTCCCACACAAAGGACATATAGCAACTTGTCCTTCACCATACTTTATAGTCTTTACATCCACCATCTTACCACAAGTTACACAACACACCTTCTTATCCATGATCTTTCTCCTTGAAAACTATACTTTCTTAAAAGAACACTTAGCGCAGGTCTTCTCATCTGCTCCCTTCTCCTTCACACAGGGAAGACTCTCCAACATAGCGTCGTTGATAGGATCTGATACCCACTGGCAACCTTTCTTATAATCCATCTTGTACTTCATCACTTTCTCCTTTCATCAATAGTTTATTTCGGCATAATTGCCATTTCTTATCATTATGCTCATTATAACACACCTTCAGTCATTTGTCAAGTAGATTCAGCAGTTCAAATAACACACTTTAACGATTGTCTTTATACCAACATTTGAGCTCAACTATAACCCAACAGATGAAGAACCAGATTCCCATGACATAGAAGAAATCCATACTCTTACCTCTCAGATCGTTTAATGATTAAACGGACTTATGGTCTATACTCATCAGGAAACATCTCCTTATACTTATCTATAGCTTGTTGAGCCAAAGGACTCATTCCCCTCTTAGGCCTACTAACATCATTAACCTTTTTACTCTCACCTATCTTCTCACTTAGATCTCCTCTCCTATCTGATAGCGTCATATTATGCAAGGCATTCTTCTCACCTCTATTACCTCTATTCAAGTTCACCTGATACCTTCTCTCCAACATAGATCTTGCTTCGGCTGTATCATCTACCAGCTCAACCTCTTTATTAGTCACCAAGAAGTCAACCAACACTTCCAATGGCCTCCTAACAATCTGACTCATAAATCTTGAATAGTTCCCCTTCCCATCCATCCACCTACACAGCGTAGCCAACACTCTACTATCCACCCACACCTGAACTAATACATCCCCTTTATAATTCAAAGGATTGATCATACTAGTTCCCTTAGTACTATCCACAGCATACTCTTTCCCCTTCATCTCATACCTCCAATATAGTTATATTATCTCTATGTCTTAACTCTCTCATTAACATCATAGCCATTCTCATCTGATCTTTATATATCTCTAAACCTATATCTTCTATATATTCTTCATCCTCCATTATCTTCTTAAATGTAAGTCTCCATCTACTATTTACTTCTTCCTCTATCATACTCTGTGTAATTCCTTTATCTATCTTCCATCTATAGAACCAGTACTCACTGAATATGTTTAGGTAGGAATACTCTATATCATCGCAGATCGGTTCAGATAGAGTATTTAACTTACCTTTCATTAAATCCTTTAAGTACTCTGTTATAACAAGATCTTTGGTTATTCTATCATCTGTATTCTGTCTAGCGCTACCTCTCATTAAATGCATAGGATTAATACATCTACTTATACCACATAGATGTCTAACCAACACACCCTCTCCTACTCCATACCTTACATGAATAGGCATCCCATCTATACTTGGATACTTCTTATCACATAGCCAGCATCCAAACATAGGCATTTCTCTATCTATCTGAACCAACATAGTTTACTTCGGCTCCTTCCCATTGTTAATATGCTTAGTGCCTCGTGCTGTAGTCCCATTCTGTAGCACCACCCATCCATCCGTGAGTGTTGAGAAGAAGAGGTTCTTCCTTCTTTGTTGATTTTTTTTTCTCTCTCTCTCCTCAGTCTTCACACTAAGACCAACGGCCAATGGCCAATGGGCTTGCTACAGAACAGCATTAAGGCACTAGGCACTAACCATAATATCCATAATACAATCATACACAACCTACCTTTCAATGTCAAGGTGTATCACTGTACATTTGGATCAAGGATCCAGAATTCTAGCTCCAGAATCTTGGTTGTAGTCTAGTCTGAATCCAGCTCCAGAATCCTAGCCTGAGCCGGTCTGGTGAGCTGGCCGGTCTGGTGATCCAGAGTACTACAGACAAGGTCTTGGAATGGTACATTTAGCAATAGTCTGTTTAATGATTAAACGAACTATTGATCGCATAGTCTGGCAAGCTGTAGTCCCAAGGTTAGAGCCATAGTATGGTGAATCGAAGAGCAATAAAAAAGCCTACTGATTAGGTAGGCTTAATTATTGAGGTGGTTCAAAGGCGTGGATTAGTTAGGATTTCATTCTTTTCGCGTACTCTCTCGCAACATACGCCTCAACAGTCATTTTCTCGGCGGCGGCACAACGGATGACTGCATCCATCGGGTCCTCAACAGCCTTCGTAGCCGGAGCTAGGAAGGAAATGTCAACGGTCTGTCGGTCAGTCCACTTGTCGAAATTCGGACGGCCAGTTCCATTGGCCCACTTGACAACAGTTGACTCGAGAGCGGCGTCGAATAAGCCTGACAATTTGGCGCCATCGAACTTTACTCTCAAGTTGATAGTTTTCTTGATCCCTTCCTTCTTCGACTCATTGTCGGGTGAAATGGAAGTGACCTTTGTTAACGTGATATTGGTGATGACTTCATTCATGTCCATGATATACACCCCTTTCATCGGGCAAGTTGTGTACACCCTGAACCACCTCATATTCAGTTGTCAATGAACGCTATCCATATCGGATGATGCATCATATCACACTGAGCAACATTGTCAAGGTTTATTTTGTCTAGGCCTATGTTATTGAAATCATTGACGAAAAGTCGATGGGGGATTCTGATCCCATAGTGCGCGGGGTTACCAGCTCCACATTTTATCCAAAGATTTAATAAACCCCCATTGTGGTACAAAGGCTACGCCTTTGGAATTAGTTAGTGAGATCGTTTAATGATTAAACAATCTCAGCCGCTTCAGTCTGGTGATTCAGAATAGTTAACATTTAGGCCATTTAGGTTATTAAAATGTACGAAGATATGCCTTGACATCTCCTATGTAGGTGTGTTATAATGTAATCTATAAGTAAAGAATGTATGGAATGGTGAATTTCATGGAAGGTGTCCAGACAAGAAATGGTCTTTATGGATTCGACTTTAGAGATGAAGATCTCCGCCGAACGCCAGAAGATCAGCCGCGCAAAAGGTATGAAATCAAAGCCCTTTGGCAGCGCTCACATGAGATCATTAATCTAGCTGCTCGCGGCTACAAACAAACTGATATAGCCGACATCCTCAATATCAGCGAAGCTACTGTCTCTCTCACTCTAAACTCAGAACTTGGCCAGAAGAAACTGGCTGAGATTAGGAATGTTAGAGATGAGGATGCAAAAAAAATCTCAGAAAAAATCCGAATCCTAACCAACAAAGCCCTTCAAACTTACCATGAGATCTTTGACAATGAAGATGGAGCCGCCACTGTCAGGGATCGCAAAGATGTAGCCGATACTGTTTTACTTGAGCTCTCTGGCCTCCGAGCACCGACTAAAATTCAATCAACTAACATTTCACTCACAGTGGCTGAGATCGAAGCCTTCAAATCCAGAGGGCTCAAGGCGGCTCAAGAATCTGGCCTTATAATAGATGTAACTCCTCAGCCGGAGGCGCAGCATCCGAATACTGTCCTTTCCAATTCCATTCCCATTAATTCCAGTCAAGACAGCCCCAACAAAGAAATGGAGGTTATGATCCAGTGCGCCTCTTAGATGCTCAGCAAGCTTTTTGTCTAAACATAGCCAAGTTGGTCCTCTGGGCTTATGAACAAGGTTATGAAATCACCTTTGGAGAATCCTTCGATGATGATGGAGTAGGGCATATGAAAAACTCCAATCATTTTATTAGGCTGGCTCAGGACTTTAACTTGTTTGAAAAAGATAAATATCTTAGGGATTCAGAATCCTACAGCCGCTTAGGTCAAGCGTGGAAAGCTCTAGACCCGATCAATAGATGGGGAGGAGATTTCAAAAAGCCAGACGGAAACCACTTCAGCATACTATGGGATGGGAACTCTTAATGGCTGAATTTTGTACAGAGTTAGAATGCAAACTCATCAACAATGACACTGTCTGGTGCCTTAACTCACCATTAGTCTATATCAGTGACATTGTTGGAAAGGTTGAAGTTCCTACTGGATTTGAGACTGACTTCGCCTCTGTCCCTCGTGTCCCTATTGCCTACTCACTCTTTGGTGACAGGGCTCATCGTGAAGCGGTGATTCATGATTATCTTTATCGAACAGATTCAGTCCCTCAAGTCAGCCGCTCTAAAGCTGACAACGTCTTCTTCGAAGCAATGAAGGTAAGAGGTAAGAGTTTCTTTGTTCGTTATTCTATGTACTGGGGAGTAGTTTTGGGTGGCTGGACTGCTTATCATAAAAAAAGTGTAATGGATCAGATCGTTTAATCATTAAACAGACTTGGAACTCTAATGAATATGGGATCTACTAACTATCAAAAGATAGTCAAAGATGGAGTAGTCATACAAGAAGGTATGATAGATACTCAAACTAAGTTTGAGCAACTCACTCCAAACATTGACTTCACTGATAAAACAGTCCTTGACATTGGCTGCAACACAGGGATGCTAGGCTATCTTGCTTTGCAGGCTGGAGCTCGTCAAGTAACTGGTATTGACACTGATATATCAACAATAGAACAAGCAAGAAAAATCTTCCCAGAACTAATCTTCCGCTGTGAACAAGCTGAAGAAGTCCATGGAAACTATGACATAATCATAGCTTCTGGAATGCTCCACTATATCAAAGATCTAGATACTCTCTTTGAACTATTTGCTCGGTGCGCCAAACAAGTCATCTGTGACCTCTGGATTAATGAGTCAGTAGATAATATCTTCACTTCCACCTATCGAAACATCTACATCCCATCAGTTCCAGCCTTCGCCGGAATAACTCGTAAGCACTTTTCTTGTGTCCAAGATCTAGGCCCTACAATAAGCCCTGATAACTCCAACCGGCACGTCTTCCACCTGTCAGGTCCAACTCCTTCAATCCCTGAAGCTATCTTAATCTCAGGGGAAGGTGGAACAGGGAAGACAACCTTGGCTCAGACCTACTTTAATCATAAGCACTTGATGACTGACAATCTTTCTGCTACCTGGAGAAATGATTGTACTAGAGATGCAAATAAGTTATTTTCTGCTGCTTATTATTCTGATCTTGTCAGAGGACATCTTATTCAGGAATACCTTGACTTCTTCATCAATACTTTAGATCAATGGTTAAGTAGATGCATCAATAGGGACATAATAATAGAAGGCTATGAATTAAGCTTCTTCGACTTCAAAATTCGTGCAGCTCAATTATTAAGAGATCTCGGTTGGACTAATATAATAGAAATTAACAAGGATGCTCAATGAAAACCTTAATCATAGCTCTCTATCCCTATCAAGGACAAGGTCTAGACGCCTGGCATGACCACGGCGCTGGCATGACCTACACAGCCGCCCAAAAAGCTGGTTGTGATGTAGACTTTCTTGATATGAAGACTCTGTCCAATGATAGAGAATTAAAATTAGTCCTCCAAGGATATGATTTAATATCTTTTGGTCTCAAAAGCTCCTACTACTCTATCGGTATGCAAGTAATTAAGATCGCAAAAGAACTCGGAGCAAAGACTTTAGTCGCCGGCTACCACGTAACGGCTGCTTCAGATCAAATCCTCGAAAATCCTTCCATAGACTACGTCTTCCACGGCGAAAGTGAGATCACTTTCCCTAAATTCCTAGCTAATCCCTCGAGTTTCGACCGAGAAATCTTCGGAGAGAAGCCACAAGAGCTCGATCTCCTCCCTTTCATGGATCGTTCTATCTATCGTGACCCTGTCGAACCAGTAAAAGGTTGGTGGTATGGTCCTGGAAGAGAGCGAATGATATCTGTAATGGCAGCTCGTGGCTGTCCCTATGAATGTGCCTTCTGTCAACCTATCGAACACAACCACTTTGGCAGAAAACTACGTCGGCGCTCTGTAGATAGCATGATCGCTGAGCTTCAGATGCTCAAAGATACTTACCATCCAGACTGCATCATGATCCACGACGATACTTTCCTAATCCAGCCTAAATGGCTTGAGGAATTCATTGAACGCTACCCTGAAATTGACCTTCCCTTCTGGGCTTCATGCAGAGCCGATGGAGTCTGTGATCATCCAGACTTAGTAAAACGATTAGTTAAGGTCGGCTGGGAACTTGTCTCCGTAGGATTTGAATCTGGCTCACAGCGAATCCTTGATCTCATGAAGAAGGGAACCACTGTAGAGCAAAATCTTGAGTCGGCGAAGATAGTCAGGAGTACAGGAGCTAAGATCTACGCCAACTACATGCTCGGCCTACCTTGGGAGACTAAATCCGACATCCAGGCTACAGCAAGAATGGCTGACACCATTAATGCAGAGATGCCTTCCTGGGCCTTCTTCACTCCATACCCAGGATGTGAACTCGGTGAGCAGTGCATTGAAGAAGGACTGTCTCTGCTTGACCGAAATAGCTACAATCGCTGCCCTTCAGGACGTAAAGTAAAGAATGTTGACTATGGCTATTTAGATGCCGTCCTTCGTGGATTACGAGGAGAGGGAAATATAGTGGAAAATGCAGCTTGTGATATAATAGTGCCTACCTACGAAAACACTGAACTAACACTAGCCTGCTTCAATAGCATTCGAGAGTGCACTCACATACCTTACCGTTTAATCTGGGTAGATAATGCCTCCAAAGATACGTCGAAGGTAGAAGAAGTAATCCAAGATATGCCTCATCTAACAATCAAGCTGGAAAAGAATGAAGGTTTTGTTGAGGCTGTGAATCGTGGTATAGAGGCATCTACTGCACCTTTTGTCTGCCTCCTAAACAATGACACTATAGTATCCCAAGGTTGGCTTGGCAAACTAGTCAACGCCCTCAAGCGTGACCCAAGGATGGGGATCATAGGCTCACTAACTATGCCTGACCCTCGTGGCCACGGAATGATGGACTCTCATCATAGTCTTTCATTGCATGACACTATAGTCCCTAATCAACTCAATATGTCAATGGAAGAGATCAATCGCTATCTTGAAACCCATTACAGTGGTCGTACCTGTGCCACTCCTTTCGTTGCCTTCCTCTGTGGTGTGATTAAGCGAGAAGTAATAGACATAGTCGGACTCCTCGATCCAAATTACGAGATGGGAATGTGGGATGACAACGACTACAACTTAGCCACTCGAGCAGCTGGATACAAGACAGAGTTTGCAATCGACACTTGCATATACCATAGAGGTCGTTCCACCTTCACTCTAATCCATGCTAAGGAGGGGTTCGATGTAGATGCCTTACTCAAGAAGAATCGCCTCTATATGGATAAGAAGTGGAATTTACCAAGGATGAATTATCAAGTAAAGATGCCTATTGGTGAAGCTAGACGACGCGGCATTAGTTGGCGTGATAAGATGGCTGCGGCTCAGTCCGTTCAATGATTAAACGAACTAAATGGAGACCTAAGATGAAAAACATAAAAGCATTCCTTCTCTCGATAATTCTCCTCTTGACTATCTCTACAGGTGCAAGAGCTGAATTCTTCTCTGACATCATAGTCACTAGTGCCTCTGGCATCTGGACTGACTCTCGTGCTTATGCCACTCTCAACGATGCCATTACTGCAGTCGGTGCTAACCAACGAACTGTAGTAATTGTTGGCACTCAGACAGTCTCAACTCTAACAGTGCCAGCTAATGTTACTCTCAAATTTGAACGAGATGGCATGATTACTAACACTGGCCAGCTCACTATCAACACTAAGAATATCATAGCTGAAAACCGCCGAATCTTCACTGGCCCTGGAAATATAGACTTTGCCTCAGGCACTATTCTCAAAACTGGTTGGTTCAATAACATTGAGTCAGCTTTTGCTGTAACCACTAATGATACAGTAACTTTGATAGTCTCCAAGCCTCAAACTATTACTGCAAGTTACTCTCCTGGAAATAACGTAACCCTAAAGTGGGAGTCTCCAGGAAACATCCTCACAGTCAACACTCTCATTAACGTCTCTAACATCGGCCAGATTGAGGCTGGCAACTATCAAATAATGGCTGGAGCCGGTCACTTCCACTTCCGAGATGGACCTACTCTTAACCTAGCCTGGTTCACCTCTATCACTTATGCCGTAACTTGTATTGACACAGCCAAAGTAGTCCTCGAAGTCAATGTCTCATCTCCAGTTGCCTTCAGTCTATCTATCCCTTCCAACATCCAGATAAAAATAAATCGAGGTGGAGACCTAACAATAGCTGGTGCACAGACACTTACTTTAACTAGCGTCAAACAAGTAGATATAGGACCTTACTATTTCAATCCTTTTGCTGGTACTGGAAGTGTTGCAATTACGGGTGGTCTTACCTATACCCCTGCAACTACATTAACAGCATTGATACTAAGTGCTTCATCTCCTGGTTTTATTCCTTATGAAGTAGATGCCTTATATGACTATGGAAATGGCACTTCCTTTACTCAAGCCACTATCCAATCTGCTCTCACCGCAATAGGAGTAGTAAATAAGACTACTCTTCTCCTTCGTCCCGGCACCTGGGTAATCTCCTCTAACGTCGATTGGTCAGCCTATACCAATGTGACGTTTAAGATAGTACCTGGGGCTTTAATTAGCCACGGGGCGTTTACGATGAGCATTCCTAACCCCGACGTAGGTAGGTATAATTGGCTATCAGGTACTGGGATAGTTACAATCAGCGGGTATGTGAAGGAGATTTATCCGGAATGGTGGCCAGGTACTGATTACGGTCTTCAAATGACCAACGCCATAGCATCTATTGCAAATACCGGGGGTAAGGTGCGGATCGGGACTGGGACCGCAACAACGCCTATCAACGCCACAAATCTCAGTTACCAGATAGTATTTGAAGGTTATGGTTCTGGTACGTCTTTTGGTGGAAGTAAGATCACGGCAGCACATACAGGAGTCGCTTTTGATCTAACCGGCTCTAACAATCAAGTATTCAGGGATTTCACACTTCACGGTGATCCAACAACTTCACCTACATACGGGTTCCTTCTTGCTCGAAATAGTGGTGGAGGGGGTGGCGGAGGACATAAGTTCTTTAACGTGATGAATGATTATACGTCGGAGTTTACGGTAGCATCGATTTATTCTTATGGTTCTGAAGTCAATAGTTACTATGGGTGCCAGTTTGTAAACGCTTATCCAGCAGGGAAGGTGTTTGCGACCTCAAAGAATAACTCTCTTGTTGCGGCATCTTCATTCCAGACCATCGCAACTGGCGCACAGTCAAATACTGTAACAAATCTATACGGCACGGATATGATAGCCCTTGGCGGTACGGGGGCTATCGGGATATACATTGAGGGTGCATTGGACTTTCATGTCACAGGAGGGTGGTGGTATTGTGGAAGTGGTCCGTTGATGCAAGGCGGCCTAGCCTTTGTGTGGATAGATACCACAACCAGTGCTTCTCTTAATTTGAGTTTTGAAGATATCACGGGAGAACCAGCCATCTATGCCCCTCGTTATGGATTCTATATTGGTGATGGAGTTTCTTCAATAGTAGGGTTAAGCATCAGGGATTCCCAGATATATGTTGCAGTCACATCAGTCCCAACGCCAACCTATGTGGTCTATGCTCACGCAAATATAACCATGTTTCGGTTCTTCTATGAGAACGTGGAGGAAGTTTTAGCTGGTGGTGTGAGTTCTAAAGGCATTTATTTCGGGGGCGATCTCAACGTATCTCACATAACAAAAGGTGATGAATCAACTATTGCTGATAGCATAGTTCAGGTAGCCGGAACATCACGGGACAATCATTACAGCATGTCTGCTACTTCCATTACCCGTGCAGTAGAAGACGGAGATTTTATTTTCGATATAGACGAACATATTCTGTTGACACAGTATGGAACGCTCCATGACCTTGGTGATCTTGCTGCGGCAAGTTTCATACTTACCGACCTGACCACAGACGGAACGTGGCGAGACTTGGATTTGTCCACCCCATTGACAGGTTTTGGAGCTTCGAGATATGTATTGCTTCGCGTATCCATACAAGACGATGCAGCAGCATCTACATTAAGTTTTCGCCTAAATGGGAATAGTAATGCGATTAATATTTCTACCATCGCCACTCAGGTTGCAAACGTCGTCAACTATGCGGATATGTGGGTGAAGATAGATAGCACAAGGAAAATTGAATACAACGCATCAAACCTTACATGGTCAGCAATAACAATAACCGTCAGAGCATTTATTAGATAAGGGAAGACAAAATGCCGGATCAAATAGGATTTTTCAAGTATATTAAAGACGCCGTAACTGGATTTTTTCTCACGGTTGACGAAACGGCGTTGCTGTCGAGTAAGGCACCGAAGGCAAGTCCGGTGTTTACGGGAGATGAAAAACACGGTGGGATATTTACAGAGTTATTTGCCCTCGCGGGATCGCTTGATAACACAGTTGCTGTGAATATAACCTTTCCGAGCCAGGCAACAATGGCGACGCATATTATTGAATTGACTATTGCATCGATCAGCTCAGGAAATACGGCGTATGGTGGTATAGCTCGGTATGTTTGCACTTCCACAACCTCTATTGGTGGCACAATCGAAGCGCTGACCTCGGATTTCAAAAACGCCACTATTGGAGTGGGAGATTCCGGCCTTGTACTTACTGTCACAATGACTCTTGCCGGGGCCTTAGCAGCAGCTGGTGGTTCGGTGGCATATGCAAGGGTAACGTCTTCCGTAGATGCCGCCCGCCCGACAGGAATGACTATTACCTAAAGGAGCCTTATGATTAAATTCTGCCCTCCACACCTGCTCTTTTACGTTAAAGACCTCGGTACCAAGGCCGGGGCAGCGAACGGGCCGGTAGTGAGGATAAAGGATCTCTAATGGATCAGGACATTCAAAATATATTAGCTAAATGTAGCGTCTCAACAAGAATGACCGCTTCTACATTCTTTCCTGAGCGCTTTACCTTGCCTTTTGCTGAGCAAGTGCATGGGAAGATATTTGATCTAATTGATGGGCCTGATCAGAAAGTAGCCATAGCTGCTCCTCGTGGTTGGGGAAAGACCTCCATCGTTGCCTTGGCATTAATGGCTAGATGGATCTTGTTCCGTCATACTGGATTCATTGTCTACATAAACAAAAGTCATGATGCTGCATCTCTACAAACCGAGAATCTTCGGCGTGAACTAGTAACCAATAAGGAGATAAGATCCTTCTTCGGCTCTTTCAAATCTCACAGCGTAGTCAACGCTGAATTTGATGAAGTCTTTAGTAAAAAAGCCTGGGTAGCATTTGATACTCTGGTCTGGCCTAGAGGTGCTGGACAGCAGGTGCGTGGAGTTCTATTCAAGAACGACCGACCTGGCTTAATAATCATAGATGATCTTGAAGACCCAGATAAAATAACTAATGATGAAATCAGAAAGGGCTGGTATGAGTGGCTCTATGCAGATGTAATAAAAGCTATCCCACGTATAGGTCCTATGGCTAGAGACTGGAAAATAGTCTACATCGACACACTAAAGCACGAAGATGCTGTGCTTCAGAAATTACTAGATTCTAACGAATGGAAGTCTGTACGTCTCGAAGCTTGTGATGATAACTTTAAATCTACTGCACCAGACTTTATGTCAGATGCAGACATCATGAAGGAATGGGAACAGCATGTTGAGGCTGGACAAACAGATGTCTTTTTCCGTGAGCTTAGGAATCTCCCTATCTCAACAAAAGACTCTGCATTCAGAACTGAATACTTCCATTACTATAACTTACCTCCTGATAGGCATGGGAATGAGAATGATCTTAAAATGCTCGATGTTGAGGTTCAACAAGACCAGAACATTGAAACAGTAGTCATTATGGATCCTGCTAAAACGGTCAAGATTCACTCGGCTGAGACTGCAATAATGGGAATCGGCATAGATCTTAACAGTGCCAAGATCTTCATCAGAGATGTAATATCTGAGAAAATGTACCCTGATGAGATCTACGACGCTATGTTCGGAATGGCTCAGATGCTAGGTGCAAAAGTACTAGGGATTGAGGAAACATCCCTTAATGAATTTATCAGGCAGCCGATCAAGAATGAGATGTTTAGGCGTGGATCGTTCTTTGAATTGATCTGGCTTAAGGCTCGCGGAGGGATGAAGAAAGAGCTTCGTGTTAAAGAACTAGTTCCTTACTACCGAGGAGGCTACATCTACCACAATGCCTCTTGTGCTGGAATTAGGAAGCTCGAACAACAGCTTCTAATGTTTCCTCGATCTGCCCTTTGGGATCTAATGGATGCTGAGGCCTATCTCATTGAAATGCTTGAGCTTGGAGAAAGATACTTCAGTCCTAAGGAAAATCCTGAAGACATGGAAGCTGAATATAAAGAACTAAACTATGATAAGCCAATAGAGGATTGGAGGGCTACACTGTGATAGAAACTGTCCTTGGTGGAGTTGTAGTAGCGTTAGTAGCCGGTATAGCTGGCAAAGCTATAGGAGATAATGGTAAGATGAATAAGGAAAACTGTATTCAAATCAGGTCTTCATGCCAGGCTTTGTTGATAGAGAAGATAGATAACATAAATGAAAAGTTAGATAATTTAACAAAAGCTGTTAACACTAAACTGTATAGTATTTAAGATTGTTTAATCATTAAACGGACTATTGACAATGACTTTAAGACAAATCAGAATTGGATCTCTTCTCAATGTCCATCAGTATGATGATGGAGATTATGATAAGTCTATGGAGGTAGAAGATCCTATATCATGCACTGCTGCACCAGTAGCATCTAATGATTTAGTTAGGCTCATTGATATGGGATTACTTTATCCGGTAGCAGTTGCTGATATAGACAATCCTACTGAGTTAGCATCTGTTGCAGGGACTAATGGTATGTTGGTCTTGGCTTATAAAGTAGTTAGTCCAGGCCTTAACGAATACACTACCTATGTCTATGATGTTGGTGGTCCGGCTGTCAGTGCTCCCTATATTATGGATGCTGCAGGTGTGGGCGCTGAAAGGTGGATTGCTATAGCTGGTAAATATAGAATATCTACTATCCTTAATACATTGACGGCTAAGAATCCTCCCATAGATGCAGACAAAGTAGTCTATCGAGATAGTGTAGCGGCTGATGTATTAGTTACATCTACCTGGACACAGATTAAAGCATTCCTCAAAACTTACTTCGACACTCTCTACGGAACTCTTGGATCAGCTCATGCTCGTTTACACAGCATTATAGATACTCTAGATCATTCTTCGACTGCTACCTCTGGACAGATGTTGAAGGCAAATGCTAATGGATTGCCAGTAGATGCTACCAATACAGACATTGCAGTAGCTGCTACAGTAGCTGCTTCTCATGCTCAGGCTCATGCAGTCTCAACTCATTCAGATGCTAACTTAGCTGGAATATCTAATAATGACTTAATGCAATGGAATGATCCTACTACTAAATGGCTACCTAAGTCAATAGCTGAAGTGATTCTTGCACAGAACATAGCTCCAGGTCCAGTAACTATTGGAGCGGTTGAAGACTGGCGTTATGCTGCAGCAATAGCAGATGATGGTGTCAAAGCACTCCCAACCATCTTAGCCAACTATGCTGCAAAGGTTGAAGTAATTGTTTCTTCAATTGGAGTAATAGATGCAAATGCTACCTTCTTAATAGACTCAACCGGCACAGTAACTCCACAAGTAGACTCTGGAAACTGTGTCTATAACATAGATACAGACGTAAAACTCTGTATCGGGACAGCAGCCGCTCAAAACCCCTTAACCATCAAATACAGACTTGGTAGCGCCGTAGCCAAGATAATGATCACTATGAAGTACGTTAAAGCTTAGGAGAGACAAGATGCCCTATATCGTAGTTGGCGAACCAGACGGATGGAAGAGCGATGTTTATAGAAAAGACTTCAACTATAAATATCCTAATGGGCTAGATCTTAGACCCGACAGCGATTTCCACAAAAAGCTCCGATCCAAAATCTGGGAACGGGCTAGAATGTCAAGGAATGAAATCTCTAAGCGCTTTGATTCTTGGCGTGAGATAGATAAGACCTTGACTACCTATATGCCTTTGAAGGATAAGGAAGAAACACTTAAAAATAAGGACTCTTCCAAGCCTGTAAGCATAGTGTTTCCCTATAGCTATTCAATGCTTGAAGCATTGCTAACCTACTTATCAATGGCCTTCTTCCAAGACCCTATGTTCCAATATGAAGGTGTGGAAGATGATGATACTGTAGGAGCAATGCTAATGGAGTTAGTCATTAGACTTCACTGTATTAAGAATAAGGTTCCCCTGGCAGTCCACACAGTTCTCCGTGATTCCTTAGGTTACGGAATAGGAATTGGGATACCTGAATGGCGCCGACAGTATGGTAGGAAAGTTGTAAAAGCATCAGTGACTACACAGTCTGAGTTTGGTGAAGATACTCAGAATATGAACCAGTTTGTTTCAGGTCTCTTATTTGAAGGCAATGCTCTGTCCAACATAGATCCCTACATGTGGCTACCTGATCCGTCTGTTTCCAGTGATAATATTCAGAAGGGTGAATTTATAGGTTGGGTAGAGCGTGATAGTTATGTTAATTTACTTAGTGAAGAGAACCAGCCGGACTCCGGCCTCTTCAATGTAAAATACCTAAGAACTAAAAAGAACAAGCGATCAACTTTAGCACTTGACCAAAGCGATCGTAATACTCGGCATGGTGGCGCTACCGATATGCACCGGGCCATTTCAGATACTATCTCTCCAGTCGATCGAATTAGAATGTATATCACTCTAATTCCTCGTGAGTGGAAATTGAGTAAGAGTGAAGCACCAGAAAAATGGTACTTTGAACTGGCTGGAGATGATGTGATTATAGCGTGTGAGAGAGCTGACCATAATCATGGTCAATACCCTATGGCCGTAGCAAGTCCGGAATACGATGGCTATTCAATCACACCTATCGGTCGAATGGAGGTTCTTTATGGCTTACAACACACTCTTGATTTCCTCTTTAATTGCTATGATGATATAACTGAGGTGTTGACAAGTGCTGGGTGGGTTAACTTAGCTAAGGCTAAAAAAGCTAACTTAGATGTTGCTACTGTTGATCCTAGTAATGGTTCTATGTGGTTTGAGGTTCCTAAGCAATGGTTTGAGTATGACTATGATGGAATTCTTAAGCTCTTTGATTCTAAGAGATATAGTCTGGCTGTTACTCCTAATCATAATATGTTTGGAAAGTATAGACATTCAGATGTAACTGAGTTTAAAGAAGCCAGCAAGATATTTGAGAAAAGTGAGTGGGATGAGTTTAAGATTCCTATGGCTGTGCACTTCTGTGGAGTACAACCTCAGCCTATAGTAATAGAACAAGCAAAGAGAAAGGGTAGTACTGGAAGACTTCCAAGGCAGGGTAATGTACAGATTGATGCTGGTCTTATGGCTGGATTTCTTGGGTGGTTCCTTAGTGATGGTTCTATAACACTTGGAAAGTCAAGTGGTACACACTCAATTACAGTTAAACAGTCTAAGAAACAGCACTTTGATAGTATAGACTATCACTTTAATAATCTTCCTTTTCATGTAAATAAGTATTATGATAAGAATAAAGAGGCCTGGCAGTGGACTATTACTGACAAGGCTTTTTATAAGTGGTTAGAAACTAACTGCTATCATGGAGGTACTACTGGAGAATATAAGGAAGTGCCTGATGTAATAAGGAATGCTGATAAGATTACATTAAGCCATTTCTTTGAGTGTTTTGTTAAAGGTGATGGGCATGTCTTTGATGGTCATAGTAATCTATATAAGATAGGTACTGAAAGTAGACAATTATCTAATGACCTCCAGGAGGTAGCAATAAAACTTGGGTATAGTTGTCATATTCATGATAGTTATACTAGTAGTGGAAAACCTTTCTACTACTTAAATGTGAATAAAGACGCTCCTTGGGCTACACTTACTACTAGAAATACAACTGATATGCAGTATAAAGGTAAGGTATACTGCTTTGAGAACTCTACTCACTTAACAGTTGTAAGAAGGAATGGTAAAGTATCTATCTGCGGACAAAGTCATGTAGCTAATGTGAGAAAAGCTATAAACGACATGTTGGTCGTCGACCCCTATTTGGTTAACATCGAGGACTTGAAAGATCCTCAGCCGGGCAAACTCATCCGCTTGCGAAGGCCTGCATGGGGAAGAGGAGTTGATAAAGTAGTTCAGCAACTCCAAGTCAACGACATAACTCGTGGAAATATAGCCGATTCATCTTACATCACCCAGTGGATGGATAGAATCTCTGGAGCCGATCAGTCAATGCAAGGTTCTCTTCGTCAAGGTGGACCGGAGAGATTGACTTCGGCTGAGTTCCAAGGTACTCGGGGATCTGCAGTGAGCCGATTACAAAGACTTGCAATGATCATAGGTATGCAGTTCATGCAGGATATAGGAACTCAATTCGCCGTTCACACTCAGCAATATATGAAACAGGCGACCTATGTCTCTACAGTAGGAAGATACGCAGAGCAGCTTGTGAAGAACTTCGGAGATGCACGAAGAGCCAGAGTCAATCCCTCAGACCTAGCAATTAACTATGATCTGATCGTAAGAGACGGTTCCATCCCAGGTGGGAATTTCTCTGGTTCATGGATTGACTTGTTCAAAGTCATAGGTACCACTCCTGAGCTAATGCAGCAGTTTGATGTAACCAGAATCTTCACCTACATCGCTCAGCAATTAGGGGCTAAGAATGTGGAAGACTTTAAAAGGAACATGGGAAGGATTGAGACTACAACAATGCCTGATGATAGGGTAGCTAGCCAAGTCCAGCAGGGCAACTTAGTCCCTACAGGGGTGTGAGATGGAACAGGTACAAATCAGAGCAACTGTTGATCAGCTTGAGGAATTCAAAGAATCTATTCTTTGGGCTGATATAACTGAAGAGCTCTCAGCATGGAAAGAAGGATTCAATCGGGAGATGATGGCAATAGTCGACGATGCTGAAGGGAAGAACCCCTCTACCGCATCAGTCCTATTACATATGGGAGATCTTAATGGAAGACAGAAGGCCGTAGACTATTTTTTAAGTCTCCCTGATGTATTCCTAGACTTGCTCAAAACAAGACTGGAGGAGAAAAAAGATGGACGCAACAAAACCGACTGATGTTGAGATGATTAGTTCCCATCCTGCATATATAAGAGAAGCTAGAGCAGGTATCAATGCCCTCTCTGCAGGCTCTGGAGTAGGTGTGACTGCTCTCACTATTGCAATTGGAGCTATTGCATTAACTGTAGGGACTGAAGTTGGAACCTTTGGTTATGAGATTCTAATCACAGATGCAGGTGGTGCAGCTAACATTGCAAAGATTTATGGAGGTGTTGAGGGTCAGACAAAGAAGTTTATCTTCCAGGATAACAACATAGGTATTGTTGATGGCGCTGCTTTAGGTGGAAATATCTATCTCAATCAGCTCCCAGCACTCTCAACTTTTGCTGCTAAAACAAATGATATTCTTGAACTAGTAAATATCGGCGGAGATGGTGGCGTTACAACTCATGGATATTGGAAAGAGACGTCACGTCAGATAGCGTTAAAATAGTCCGTTTAATGATTAAACAAACTCAAACAAAGGAGGAAACAGATTATGGCAGACGAAGATAAAGACGAAAAGAAAACTGATGTGAAAGATGAGATCGAAGCTATGCTCGGTGCGTTAGGTGATCCAGGTCCTGTAGATCATTCTGAAGATGAGGATGATAAAGATAAAGATAAGGATAAGGATAAGGATCTTGACAAAGACAAAGACAAAGACCTAGATGATAAAGATCTAGATGACAAGGATAAGGATAAGGATAAGGATGATGAGGATCAGGATCTTGATAAGGATCTTGATAAAGATAAGGACAAAGATAAGGACGATGATGAGACCGACAAAGACACCATCATCGCTAACCTTCGAGCCCGGCTAAATGCGGAGCCAGAGAAAAGAGAAGCTCCTGTAAAGAAAGAAGAGCCAAAGAAAGAAGATGTCAAGAAAGAGGAGCCCAAGGAAGAGCCCCTCACTCTCGATGAACAAGACTTCATCGGTGAACTCGATCTCGATGATCTAACTCGTGACAAGGATGCACTTAACAAGATTCTCAATTCAGTCTACACAAAGGGAGTCGCTGATTCTAAGAAAATAGCAACCGAAGGTGTTCTCCGTGCTCTGCCTGACATAGTCAAGCACAACCTGAGCATCATCACCGCTCTCAAGGAATCAAGTGACAAATTCTATGCTGACAATAAAGACCTTGTCCCGTTTAAGCGTGTCGTAGCTGCTGTATTTGAAGAGATCGCCGCTAAGAACCCAGACAAGAAATATGACGAGCTGATGAGTCAGGTAGCTCCTGAAGCTAGGAAACGACTGGAGCTTCACAAGAACGCGGTTAAGGGAGATGATAAAGAGAAAGATAAACTTCCTCGTCTCCCAGGTAAGAAAGGGAATCTAAGACAAAAGTCTGACAAACCAAACACTTCATCTCTTCAAAGTGAAATTGATGAGATGAACACAACTTTATCACGGAGGTAACAATATGGGTTTAGAAGATCGTTTTGCTGAGCATGACAAAGAAGTAGTCGACAAGTTCATCGACCCTGCAGCTTCGGTTGAGATGACTACGCGCGACTACGTGGTGCGGCCGAGTGCACTTACTGCTCCAATGGTACTTGTGCTCCCTTCTGTTTCAGAGGCTAAGGGCCGCTTTTACTCAATCGTTGTGAGGGCTGCTGACGTAGTCAACACAATCACTGTAACTGACAAGGACGACTCTGAATGCTGGGCCGATGTAGTACTCAACAACAAGTGCGATCGGCTCCTGATGTACAGCGATGGCTTGTTCTGGCATCCGCTGGCGGCGATTACGACTACGTTCCCCTCTGGGTATGACTATCCGTAAGAGGTGATTGAGATCGTTTAACAATTAAACAAACTTTTCTTTTGAGGAGGTAACTAATATGTTTTTAGGGATGCGTGGGACAGGGGACTGGATAACAGATCAGCGCCCTATGAGTTGGAGAGAGCAGATTTTATACCTCAGATAGGGTAGGGGTCATGATTGAAGCTTTGTCAAATCATGAGAATTCGACTATATGCTGGAACACCGTAAAGCTTTTTCTGCCTAAGTGCAAAAAGGAAAAAGATATGAATGAACAATCGGCAATCAGCAGGGAAGACCAAGAACTTTTTTGGTCAAAGTTAGCATATTTTTTTGGGGCGTGGCTTGGTGATGGTTGGTACTCTTGGAATCCATATAATCGTGTATATTCGGTAGGTATAAAGTGTATGGATCACGAGATAATCTCAAAATGTTTTCTTGATGTCTCTATGTGTATTACAGATCTAAAACCTCATAGGTATCAAGAAACTACGGAGAAAGGTACTGTCCTTGATAAGCTAATATGGTATAACCAAAAGTTTACAGGTTTTGTGGTGATGGCAACTGCAGCTAAGACAAAAATACCAGACTTTATTTGGGAGGCTGACAAGCAGACCAAGTTGAACTTCTTAGCTGGGTTGATGGATACTGACGGAACAATTCTTAAGCAGGCTAACAAAGATTGCAGAGATGGATTCTTTTATAGATTGTCCTTCTCTGGAACTAAAGGTTTTGTTACTCAATTTCCTGATTTGCTAAGGATTCTTAGGATAAAGACTATAGGCAAGCAGGTTGAAGAACATATAAATCCGAATCATGCTAGGAGATTGATCGTGAGTATCTCATTGCCTTCTGCTATACAAGCTGGATTTAAGTTTTATTGCCGCAGAAAACAAGATCGTTTAGATGATGCCATAGAGAGATCCAAAACAAGATATGTGACTATGACCAATACAAGATTTGGAAGTAAGGTTCCCTCAGAGACTATACGTCGAACCACTGATATTGTGGAAGATATAGTCCAGCACTGCGAGAAATTGTAGTGATATAGGTTACCCTAATGGAATGGCCCCTT